GCTAATCTTTCAGTTCCCAAAATATTGTTTACACCTTTGTTAGTAAATAAGGTGCTATCAAATGCTCTTAATTTTTTAGGCACTCCCATTTTTTGATAGAAGCCCATGATACTTGAGAATGTTGCATTAGCATCATATAATTTAGCATAAAGACCTTCTGCATCTTTAATATTTTTATTAATAAATGAATCAGCAAATTCTTTACCTTGTTGTTTAGTCATTTGCTCATAAGTTTCTTTTATACCTTCATCTTTTAAAAAATTATCTTTTGTTAGTTTACTACCAAATGCGTTTAAATCATTTTCCATTGCTTCTCTTAATCCCCAAATAGAAGCTCTTACGTTTTGATATTGTGTTCCTTCAATAGCTCTATTCATCATCTGCATAAGACCTTTGTATTGTTTAGGAGTAATAAATTTATCGTCAATAGCTAATGCTGCAGTCATAAATAAATTTAATGGATCACCTTCCGCTTTTAAAACTTTATCAATATCTTTTATGGGTATGTCTTTCATTCCTTGAACATAAGCTGATAAGTTTGGAAACATTTCTTGATTCGCTTGTAAAAATTCTTTTGCTCTTTTTTGAACATTACTTAAAGGAATTACTTTTGGATTACCTACAGTTTCTGCAAGGGTATCAAATGCTTTATATTTAGATCCAATTAACGCAGATCTCTCTTTAAATACTTTTGCTGCTTGGTTATAAATAGATGAAGATAGTGCAGATGTTTTCATGATAGGTGCAAACTCTGCTAATGAATTAAGATACTGTTTACCAGCTGCTTGTTCAGCACCTTCTAAAGCTGATCTACCTATTCCTGATACAAATGGAAATACACCAACTGTTTTAAAATAATTTCTACCTACATCTGATAATACCCCATCTGCAATTGCTGTATTCAAAGGTAATGGAAGTCCTTTGTCTCTTGCATATTCTGCAAGTTCTTTTGCTTTTGCACTCTTAGAACCAAACAATTTAACACCAAGTTTACCTAGTGGGCCACTAATAAAAGGTGTTAGTGCTGCAGCTCCTGCATTCCAATATGCAGCAGTCTTAGTAGCTCTAGCTGCATTTAAAAGAATGTCTTGATCAATATCTCTATCTGGTAAATCTGCAAACTCATCTGTTATTGCATTGGCAATAGTTAATCCTGCTTGTTCATTCAACATATCGTATGTAACAGAACCAGCACCTGCACCTGCAGTTCCTCCCAATACTGAGTATGCTTCTGCTCTACCTAATGGACTTTTTAATACTTTAGCTGGTGTGTCTGCAACTCTTGCAACTAACTTTAAAGCTCCACCTAATAGTTTAAATCTGCCTGGTAATTTGTCAGCAACTTTTGTTGCTCCTTGTAATAGTTTTCCTGGTGCTCTTTGCCAAAGCGTTCCGTTTTTAGCAGCACCAAATATTTTTTTTCTCATCACTGCATAAGGTGCTATAGATCCAGATAAATCACCTGCAAGTTCTGCAGTAGGTCTACCTTTAAACATTGAATCTTCAGCTTCTAGTGCTTTAGCAATTGGGTCTGCATAAAATTCTTCTCTATCTGCAATTGTTTTTGCTGCCCTATCTCTTTGTGAAGATAAAGTACGCATCTTAGGTCCTTTTAATTCACCTCTGTCAATAAGTTCATCAATGATTGCTCTTTGTTTTCTATTTAATTTTGATGGATCTAATGACTTATCATCTAATTTTTGTTGAAGTTCTTTTAAAGTTGTAGCCATTAAAAATCCTCTAATAATTGTTGTGTATCTGTGTCTTTGTAATAATTAGGTAAAGGATTACTATCTTGTCCAGGTTTAAGTAAACCATATTTTCTTCTGTAGTTATCAATAGTAGATGAGTCACCAAAGAAAGAGAATTGGTAATCGTTTTCTAATCTTTCAATGTCTCCCAGAATTGTTTCATTAACTGCTTCTAAAGATTTAATAACAGTTTTTTGACCTCTAAGTAGAGGGAAAATGTTAACTAGCTCTTTAGCCATTTGAATATCTTTTTGAGTTAATCTATCTTTGTCTTTTAAAGAGTTAGCCAAAGCGTAAGTTAAAATAGTTTCATTGATAGCTAGTCTTTCTAAGTTAGCCTGATCACTTTCATCTTTAAATACACCCATTGATTTTAGATTATCTTCGAACATTCTTTTTGTGCTACCAAATCTATCTTCTAAAAATTTTCTAGCTTCATCTTCTTTCATTCCATCAGCCATTAAATCTTTGACCATTCCATCTTTGATCTCATCAATTTTTTCAAAACCAGATTCTTTATTGCTTGCAAAACTTAATCCTAAATCACTAAATGCATCACCAAGACGACCAGTAACTAGATTTAATCTACCAGCAGGACCACCAAATTTTTTGTCCATTGCTTCAGCATCTCTTAAAATATCAATTGTTTTCTTACCAAGACCGTATGCTTTATATTTACCTGATAAATTTCTTAACGTAACACCTTGTTCTTTAGTAGCGTATTTAGTTGTTACAAATCTATCAAAGGTTCCTACAGGTACTGTTTGAAATAATTGTCTACCATATTCATCTGTTTTACCTGGTACTGCTATTTGAATTGTACTGTCTTCTAATTGTCTTGCAGACATATTTTTTACAGTTCCATTTGCATCAGTAAATTGAATAATACCTGCAGTTGTTTTACCAACATCAGGTGCTTCTAGTATAGAATTTCTTGCTTCAATTTCATCTGAGGCTAATTCTAATGCATCAGACATAAATTCATTTTCTAATTCATTTTCTTTTAATTTAATTGCTGCATAATTATTTACAGCTGGGCCAAGTGCTCTACCAAAAACTTCAAGAGCTCCACCTATACCTGCTTTTGCTGTAGTTCCAGACATAAGTCCAGATGCAAGATTAGCTAAAAATACTAACTTAGCTTGTGATGATTGTCCTGCCATCAACTCTCTTCTTATTTCTTTTGCTCTTTGAATTACATTGTCAGTGACCGGTGTCCCGTCTCCAGCAGTAACTTTACCTGCTGCACCATCAACGATGGGTTTGTTTACAATTTTTTCATTTGCTTTTTCATCTGTCTTAGCTTCATCTTCTACTTTAGCTACCTTTATATCTTTCTTTTTTTCTGGAATTGGTGCGTCTGCAGTTATACTCCCATCTCCACCAGGTGGAATAGGTGCAACATTTTTAACAACTTTATCAATATCAACTACACCCGATGCAATATCAGATTCATTTTCTTTTTCTGTAAGTCTATCTTGAAAACTAACTCTACCTGATCCTGGTTTTCCTTTTGCAACTACTTTTCTTTCTGGCTTATCTTTTTTTGCAATTATCTCATCTAATCTTGGTTTAAATTGACTTGTAAATTGTTCATCATCTAAATAAGACATTCCAAATTGTTTTGATTTTGCACTGTGAGCTGCTCTTTCTTTTGGTGTCATCTTTGCAATTCTTTCACGCTCTTTACTACCTGCGTACATAAGATAGGCTGGTCCTGCCATTAAAGCTGCAGAAGTTGCAACAGGCAAACTTGCTAATCCAGGCAATGCCTTAGTCGCTGCAATAGATCCAGCTGTTCCAAATCCCATTTGTCCTATTGGACTTTCAATACCTAATGCTTTAGCGACTGTTTCTCCTGCCATATAACCACCTATAGAAGGTATACTAACTGCACCTCTTAAAAATCTTGATGGGCCACTTACAGACATTCTCTCCATAAATGTTGGAGGCTTTCTCAAAGCTGGAACAGGTGCTGCTGTAGTTGGTTGTCCAACCATAATACCCGTATTAGCATTAATTGGTTTTAAATGTCCTTTACGTAAAGCTGCCTTTCTAAACATCGGACGATTTAGTATTTTACTTACTGACATTAATCCTCCTAGTTACCTTGTTGTCCAGCTTGGTATGCCGTGAATGCTCCTAATCCTGTTCCAATAGATTGTGCTAAAGGACTTGTTCCAGGGTTTGTTGTCATTGTAATACCAGATTGAGATTTAGGTCCTTGAGCATATAAGTTAGCAAGAAACTCTGCTCTCTGATATGGTTCGTAAGCTTGTTGTAATTGATTTTGTCTTGAAGCATCTAACGCTTGTTGAGCTAATTGTCTTTGAACTCCTCCTGCACCCATCAACTGACTTATATCTGCTTGTTGCATTTGTTGTTGGCCTAAACCAAACTGTCCTAACTGTTGACCGAGCTGTCCTAATTGTTGTCCAGTCGCTAAACCAGTTTGAATACCTTGAGCTTGTTGTCTTTGTGCTGCACCTAAAGCAGTTCCAAAACCAGAAGCATTAGCTCTACCCATTGCTTCTAAAGTTCTGTTTTGTAATTCAGCTTGTTGAACACCTTCTCTACCACCACCGAATGCACCTGCATTAACTGCTTGAGCAGCTAATTGGTTTTGCATCATTTGTCCCTGTCTTCCAATTTCATCAGTAACATAAGATTGATAAGGATTTAAGAATTGATTTATATTAGGTCCTAGACCGGCTGCTTGGTTTGCTGCTAAAGTTGCTTGTTGGGCAGCTAGAACAGAATTGATACCAGTGTTAACCGTTGGAACACCAACACCTGTAGTTCCCGCAGCAGTAAGTCCTTGTTGCTCTAATGCAGAACCTAGTCCACTACCTGCTACTTGTATGTTAGGTAAAGCAATTGGTTTATTGGCAACACCTCTTCCGATGTCCATTAACTCTAGTTTTCTTTCCTCTATACCTGGAGCTTCTCTAACAAAAGAAGTTTGTGAAGAAGGCGTAGACGGAGCATTATTGTTACTACCACCACCAAAAATATTACTTATAAAACTCATTTAAATATCCTTTACTAATTGTACATGTTTCTTTTTCCATCCCCATTTTTTGGAAACTTTTTCCCAACCAGGTCTAGCCCAAATACATAATCTTTTACATTTATTACCTTGTGCAAAAGCAGTTATTGTATCAACAATTTTGTTCTCCCATAAGTCTCTCCTCTTACCTGTGCAAATCACTATTTCTAGTTGATCATAATTAGGCATAGTAGAAATTCTAGTAACACACACACCAAATACTTTGTTTTCTTCTTGTTCATCAGCACCAAACATTATGAATAATTGCATTTTATCTAGCAATAATTCGTCATATATATCTTTTGGATCACAGTATTTTCCTGAATAATTAAGAGCTTCAGCCACCATAAACTCAGCTAAAGGCCAAAACTTTTTTACATCAACTGGAGTTACTGAAACTACGTTGACTGCTGCTTTAATTTTTTTTGCTGCTCGTGCCACCTGCTGCTCCTATCAAATCAAATATTCTTTTATATCTTTTTTGCTGTTCATAGAAGTAAGCGGCACCTTTTTCTCGCATGTCTTTCATGCTATTTGGATTGCCTCCAGCTATTAAACCAGCACCTAACACTCCATCTGCTCTTGTTACAAACTCTCCGTCTGCTAATTGAGCTAACATTGTGTCTTCGTCTTTGTCTCCTGTTCCGGATCCGTCCTCCACATAACCAGTTGCTCTAACATAATTATTAGAATCATGCTCGTCATGAGATGTTTTTGATGGTAGGTAATTAATACCACCTTCATTAAATTTTCTTATTTCTGCTAATCCACCTGTAGCTAATCTTGTTTTAACCATTTGGTATGGATTACCTTCTACATTACCTTCAGGTATGTAAGGTTTTTCATATTCCTTTTCTTCTCCGGTAGCCGGGTCAATGTATTTGTAATTCGGTGTGTTAGCTGCGTATTGTGCATAAGCTAAATTGTAGGTAGGTTGATACATATCAACTGGTCCTTGATTGAATGCACCGGTTAATGATGTTAATGCTGTGACTCCACCAAATAATTTTAAAGGATCTATTTCATCAGGTGAATCTTTTTTGTACAACAATCTTTGTAGCATACTTCTTTTTACATCATCATTGTCTGTAGCTGTCTTTAAAGCTCCCTTAGCACCTTCTGCTAAAGCATTTGATGAACTTGTTTGCATTGATGCGGGTAGATATTGCATGATACCCTGACCTATTTGTGATTGTGTAAAAGGTGTAAATCCAGAAGTTGACACACCAGGCACCATTTTACCACCGTAGTATCCAGCTGCAGCACCAGTAATACCACCAAGTATTCGATTTAGACCAGATGCTCCTGCATCCTTATTTGCTTTATAGCCCTTGTATCCTCCGTAGGCAGCTAGGGCATAAGGTAAAAATTGTAACATCTAGTATATAACTCCTTTAAAGATCTTTAATGGTAAATATTACCATTTTACTTGTCTTTAATCAACTCGTCAACAAATCGACCATCATACTGATGTTCACCAACATGTGTTATATTATCTAGAATATAAGAGTAACATTTACCGCCTATATCCTTCCATAATTTACAGAATGCAAAATCTTCTCCTAGATATGTTTTAGTTTCTGGATCATGCATAGTATCAAAAAAGTTCCACATGTGAGGTTTAATTTCTGGTTTACCGTTAATGATAGTGTTTTGAACAATTTCTAGTTCTGGATAAGCTTTAATCATCTTATTTATAACTTCTCTTTTGATAAGCATACATCCAGTTGGTGAATGAGTTACTTCTATAACACCATTATCCATTCTAATATCATTGTTATTTTCTACTCTCATTGGGTATTGATTCATTGATTTTCTTAAATCATCTGGTGTTTTTATTTCACCTTTTTTAAACTTTTCAAATCCTTTTTCCCAAGAAAAGGTTTTTAGTGGGTAAGGAATAGATATTACATCTTTGTCTAATCCAACCATTTTAAAAATAGAATCAGGGTTAAAAGCTATATCAGAATCTATAAACAACATATGCGTTGAGTTAGATTCTAAAAATGCTGCAACACACAGATTTCTACCTTGTGTAACTAATGATGATTTCATTAATTGAAATTGTACTGGTATTTTTTTCTGGTGACATGCTTGTTGAAACAATAATAACGCTTGTGTGTAATGTAAAGATACATCACTATGCACTGGTGTGCACACTAATAATCTATAAGGTGCTTCTTCTAGTTGTAATTTAAATTCATCTTTTTTCTTCCAAAGAGGTGTAATAGCTTTTGAGTAATCTTGAGTTTTAGGTCTAGGTTTAAGAGGTTTAACTTGTACATCTTGAAGCGTTTGGTATGTGTCTTCATTTACATAAGTTTTATTTTTTTGCATGTAAAACTCCTTTTAAAAAATTTTCCCATTCCATGCCTTTTTTCTTCCAGCTATAAAATCTTTTGTAGTATTTTTGTTGCTCTGCTAAGTGTTCCTGCATAAAATCTTCATGTAAATAACCTGCTGCAACTTCTATTGCATGTGCTGTAGCAATAGCCATATTCTCTAAATTATCTGTGTAATTAACATATACAGGCCATTCACCACAAGTTTCGTATAGAGCTCCTAAATTATTTGTAATTACATGTACTCCTGCTGACATTGCTTCGATTGCTGAGATACAAGAGGTTTCTTCAAATATACTAGGATATACAAACATGTCATAATTAGGCATCATCTCTAATATATATTCATGGGGTTTGTAACCAATGTAATTTACATTAGGTAATTGTTTTGCCTGCTCGTAAAGGTCTTTAAAATGATCATCGTTCTGACTTTTAAAACCATCGCCATAAACTTGTGTTGAACTATAAACATCTAAAGTAATGTTAGTGTTTTTTATTTCTTGCATTGCTCTTAATAAAACATTCAAGCCTCTCCATGGAGTACAGTGATGCACTAATTTAATTGGATCACCCTTCTTATATATTTTTCTTATCGGAAAACTTGTGCAACCATTTTTAATAACTATTGATTTGTCGGCTGGTATATCAAAAAAATATCTAAACTTCTCGTAGTTCCAATGGCTGTTAAACACATACCAATCATATTCACTATGTCTGTTTTTGTTTGAAAAAAACTCTTGTAAGTTGGGTTGATCAAAAGAATTTTTTTGCCATAGAATATTTGGTTTTGTTGGGTGTAGAGGAATTTTACCTGGTACAGAAGTGCATAATTGCACAGCTTTGACTAAATCTTCAGGACAATGCTTTAGCAGCATTTCCATTTGTAACTCTGTTCCGCCTCTAGGATTCATTTATAATATATATTTTTTCTCGGTTGTATAAGTCAATATCAGTTTTTTTAACATTAAATTGATTGTGAGGCAACACATTATATCCATCTAAAAATCTTTTACGCAGTTCTTTAGCAGATTCTAAAAAGCCATACTTATTATAATTATGTTTATCGACCTCTTCAAAAAGACTATTGTTAATTATGTTATCTAATATAACCATTGTGCCAGGCATGTTATTTTCTGATGCTACCATTGAATCATCCAAAGCTACTTCATTGTTTTCATATCTTTCTAAAATATTCATCCTTACAGGATCTAATTCATTGTAGAAATTTTTTTGTACATCCAAGTGGCCGCTAATAAATATACCTCCGTATCTATGTAAGATACAAGTTTTTACAAAATCTTTTTTTAAATAAAAATTTATGTTTTTAAAAAATTTAAGTTTGTCTTTATAATTTTTTTCTAAAAAGTCGTTAACTTCTTTTTCTTCCCAATGAATAAAAACAAAATCATCAAATAAATTTTGACATCTTATATTGTCAAAGCTATGTATAATTTTATCTATCATTTACCTACAATTGTATCTCCAATAACTAAAGAATCTAACTCTGAATTTTTTAGTAAAGCCAATGCATCTGAAGGTTTACCTGCTATTGGTTTACCATTATCATTTAAAGAAGTATTTAATAACATTGGCAATCCTGTAATTTTTTTAAACTCTGATATCAACTCATAGTATATATTTAAATTAGGTTTTACAGTTTGTATTCTACTTGTGTTATCTATGTGTGAAATTGGTTCAAATACTTTATCTTTAAACTTAACGCTATACTTCATGAAATCACTTTCTCCTTCCCAATCAAAATAATCTTTTGTATCTTCCATCAGAATAGATGCAGCAAAAGGTCTGTAATCTTCTCTGTGTTTTACTTTGCTATTGAGAATGTGTTTTCCATTTTTAACTTCTGGGCTCATTAGTATAGATCTATTACCTAAAGCTCTAGGTCCAATCTCACCATGTCCTTGATACCAACCAATAATTTTACCATTAGCTAAATCTTCAGCAGTCTTTTTAATTGTTTCTGTTGATGGTTCTTTGTCTGGTTTCATATCTGTTTGCCAGTAGGGGTAGCCAGTCTTATCAAATTTGGGTTGATTAAAGTGTTGTCTTAAAAATTCTATACAACCTAAAGATAGTCCTTCATCATTGCAATGAGGAGGTATAATTAATTTAGGAAATTGTTTTCTTATTTGTGTATTGATACATACATTGTGAGCCACTCCGCCTGAGTAAGTTATGACATCACTTGATTTAGCATACTTCATAAAAAATTTAGGAAATGCAACCTCCATGTAATCGTGTAAAGTTCTTAGATAATCTATAAATTTATAATTAGCAGCTAACTCACTGCCTACACATTTAACAAATTCATTAAAATCAAATATTTTTTTGGTATCGTTTAATTCAAACTGTGACATGTAATTATAATATTTTTGGTTTACATTACCAAAGGCTTTCAAGGCCATGAGTTTACCAGCAGCATCATCACCAACTGCAAATATATTCATGTGCTGACCCATAAGAGCAAGTTGTTTGCCTAGAGAATACATAGTCTCTAAAGTAAATACATCTACAAATTTATTGTCAGAGAATATACTGCAAGATCTTCTTAAATCACCAAACCCATCCAATACAAAATCAACATCAGCTTTATCTACAAGTGGCCAGTTAGATAAGCTGTGTGCATAATGATGGTCAACTCTAAATACTGGACAATCTAAATCAGTAAATGGTTTGTGTGGTATTACAAATTTCTCGAATAGAGCTTGTGGATCTTCTTTTTTTAGTTCTGGGTATCTAAAAATATCAACAACTATGGCTATTGCATCTAGCTCAGATAATTTTATATTGAAATAATTTTCTATTTCACACCACTCGAATAGGTTGTTACACCCATAGTGTTTAATTTGATTATACCTTTCGTGCTTAAAATATTTTACTTTTGTTCCATCAGAATAAGAAATGTTGGAATCATGTTCACACAATCTAAGACCTAAAAACTTCATTCTACTATTTCAATGTTGCCGCTAATGGTCATAGTCTGATCACTATTCTTAACCATATGTTGTAGATAACTTGGAAATACAACCATATCACCTTGAACAACATTAGGTTGTATTGTGGGTTGTATATAATGTTCAAGTCCTAAAGCATAAATCATATCATATGCTGGGTGATAAAAAACAGTCTGGGGTTTTTGTATCTTCTCATAAATAGAAAAACTAAAATGTGATTTAGCATGCATATGTCTATCTTGAAAAGTGTTTTGATAAATGTTTCGCCAAATTTGTATTAATCTTATTTTTTTTACATTTACATCAATAAGACAATTAGATATTTTATTTAGTAGATAGCTTTCACCATTTTCGCTAAAAACATTATCTTCTGGATTATCACTAAAAGAAGATAAAGTTCGACTACTCCAATGTTCCTTAAAATTTTTACTGCTAAGAAATAATTTTTGTGGTTCTATTTTAGTTACCCAAACAGGACTACCAAACAATTGTTGAAACATTATTCTTTGGTTTTACTAACTAACTCCAATTTTGCAACCTTTATTTCTAGGTCTTGTTGAAAATCATCCACAGTAGTGTCAGTGTTGGGATCAGCAACATCAGAATCAAAATGAGCTTTGCTATCATACACCTTACCTGTTCTTTTGTGCTTAACAATTTCTTTCGCTACCGCTGGTATCTTAATCAAATCGTCAGACATTATTTTATTACCTCTGTTTCATTTAACTTTTCGTTTCCTATTTGCTTATCTATTTTATACACTTCTGAACGTAATTCAACTGCTGCCCCCATTAATTTTCCTGCAAACTTAGCAGCTCCTTCAACAGATAAATCAAAATATTTTTGTTTATTAATTATTTTTATTTCATCAAGTGTAAACTCAATTCTAAACTCTTTGCCTTGTATCCTCTTAAAAATCATACTCTTCCTTGTCCTTTATAGCGTTGTTTTTTCATTCTTCTTTTCTCATCCTTATTTTTATTTTTCTTGTGTGCCCCAGGTCCTCTTTTCTTAGGTTTGTCTCTAGGTATAAAATGGGTAAATTTTTGTTTAGCCATTCTGATCTGATCTGTTTATTAATGCATAAGATATTACTCCTTGAATTGCACTAGCTGTATCAGCTTGTATTTTTATACTATCGCTTTCTTCTAACACTAAAACCTTACCCGCAACATCAGTCTCCGTAGAAGCGTTTGCAACAGTCTTGTGAAAAAATTCTATATTACTTGCTGCACTATTATCCTTTACTTTGCATTTAACTAAAATACTTCCTGCAGTTTGATTTGTTATATTCATACCTTTTATTAAAGCTCTTGATTGAGAATCAATAGTCAACACAGTTGTAAGATTACTTGTTGTCAGCTCAAAAGATTGATTCTTGTATTGTAAAGACATTAATTATTAAACCAAGTAAATGCTTGGTCCTCCTCTGTTTGATCAACTTGAAACGTAGTATTAAGTTGGTCTTTTAAAGTTCTCAAGGCTTGTGCAATTTGCCTTTGGTTATCTTCAGTATATTCACTAGTAGGTTCTGGAATAATAATGTTAATTTTTGCCATAGTTAAATATAAACCATATTAAATGATAATGCTAGTCGATCTTCTTGTGATCTATTAGTCTCTACCTCATGAGGCACCCAACACGGAAAAAATAGTATACCTTTTTCTACAGGTTTCAAAGAAAATTGATGCCAAAAACATTTGTCTTTTGAGTTTAAATCTTTGTGTTGAGCCACAGGGTTTGGGTTAGAAAATATTATGTTACCTGAATTTTCAGGTGTTCTCATATAATATACTCCAGACAAATCACATCCACCATGTATATGATTTTTGTTTCTAGAACCAGGTGGGTTTTTACAAATCCAAGCAGTTGTTATAGATACACTTTGATTTGTAGTATCCTTAAATAACTCTTCTATTTTATTTTTAGAATATGCAAAGGGTCCTACTGAACACAAATTTTGTGTTTGAATAGAACCATCTACAGAACTTTTCTGTGCCATGTAATTATTTTTTACTGATTCATCAAATATTTTTAATAACAAATCAATATTTAAATTTAATTGTGAGCTCCATAATGGAGTTTCAAATAACTCATTTCGTATCATATCCAAAAAAATCCATTAAGTGTTAATCGACAATCATCTTCTTGTCCATAATTTAATAAGGATTTATGTGGATAAGAACCTTTAAAATATATAGCTCTGTTTTGTACAAAATTTATTGTCATTTGTTTTTCTTCTCCTTGATAAAAAACTGTACCAGAATCTAAATTTGTTTTAGATAAATAAACTATTAAAGCATATTCACTAGCGTCAGTATGCACCCAATCCTTAGAATTATCTTCACTATACCTTTTATGAAATCCTAAATTTATCCCTTTGTGTTTTACAACAGAAAACTTTTTTTTTGTAATATTTACAATGTAATCGTGTAATGTTTCGTCATGAAATAAATTTTTAGTTCTTTTACCAGGCCAAGTATTTATTTCACCAGTGTCAAAACTGAATTGATCTGCATCAAAATATTCTCTTTTATTTGCTTGCTGCAAAATAAAATCAAAATCATCAAAAAAATTATCTACTACTTGTAGATCTTGCATGTGTTATCCGTGTAGTGCAGCACCTCTTTCAGCAGAATCGAAGCCGCTTCTACTCGCACTTCTTGTTGATCCGCTACTTGTTTGATCTGCTCCATAGTTTTCTCGTCCAGTATCTTTGTCAGTGAAACTGCCTTTGTTGGTATTATACTTACCACTATCTATGTCTGCTTGCACCCTTTTTATATCACCTCTTCTTTGTACAGCTTCTCTTACTTTTTGATCTCTTTTTGCCTGCATGTAAGCTGCAAGTGTTTTTGATCTACCAAATAAGCTGCCTTGAATACTATCGTTTATTCCTCCAAAGAAGCTCGCTATGCCTGCAATAGGGGCAAAGGCTAGGCCTAGTCCCGTTCCAACGGCTGCAGGCAATCCTAGGGCCTTAGCACCTAGACTTATACCCATTCTTTTTAAAGTATCTGGTATTTGTTTTTTCGGAGGTTCATTGTAATTAGATTTTTCCATTAACATTGGATCATCTGGTGCATATGTAAAACCATCTTGATAAACCAAAGGACCAATACCTGTATTAGGAGCATTTAATGTACCCATGTTTAAACTCATGTCACTACCAGCTAAGGTTTGTAAACCTTGTTGATTTTGAAACCCTTGTTGAATAACATCCATTGCAGCAGCATTAACATTCTGCATTCTCTGATTTTGATTATATGTATCTGCAGCGTTTTGTGCTAATTGACGATTATATTGTTCTAAAATTAAATCTTCCATTATCCTCTCATACCATCTGGTTGTACATCAGCTCTAAATGTTCCAAATCTCCAGTTTTGTCCTGTAGATAAGTTTGCAACTTTTAAACTAGCAAATCTAGATCTTGCACGTGTATCAACCTTATCAGTTGTACTATTAATTGTAAATGGTCCAAGTGGAGAGGACGCTGCGGTGTCCGTTGGATAGTCGCGTAAATTAATGGTTACTTCAGCATCACCAACTAATAATTTAAAATCTGGAATGAATCGTTTCATACTCATAAAAAATTGACCATCACCACCATCAGATAAGTCAAAGTCACCTGATTGTATAAATGCAGGGATTGCAGTTGCGTTACCTAAAAAATCTACTTCATCATTACCAACTTCATGTGCATAGTATGTAGATGCACCATTAGCTGCACTTACTCCTAGTATTGTAGGAAAAGATGGCGTTCCAGTATTACTAAACTCAGAAGCATATGGATTGTCATAGAGTGTTGCGTCATACCAAGAAGTTCTAGCTAAGGATCCTGTTGTCCAAGTGTTTTCTGTGTAATTAAAAGTTACTACTCTATCAATAGCAAAAGAGCCAGCTTTAGGATAGAACCAACTTATTTCTTCATACAAGTGATTTAGTCCAGCATAAATTTGTTCACCAGATGTAAAATTTATACCTAAATTATTTCCTTTAGATGTAAAAACAAAATCTTCTACCAAACAAGGTACGTTTTTAACTGTACCGTCATAAACAAAGAAACCACCTGCTTGTCCCATCCAATAAACTTTACCATTAACATATTTAATAGAATGTTGACCTATAGCTCCACAATTACTTCCTACCTGCCTTATAGAAAATGTAAAAGGTGGTCCAACGAATTGCATTACATATGCAGAAGTATCTGTAAGAATTAGAATATAATCTTTTGCTTTAGCAGCACCAACAATCTTAACCCCAGAGTCAAGTCTAAAAGTACCTGCAGTATTAGTTGATGTTGGTAAATATGTATCTATAGTTTCTTGATCTGAAAATCTAATAAACATTTTATCTTGAGATGTGGTTTGTCCTATATTTGTTTCTGTACCAAGTATAATTAAGTGTCTATCTCTTTCTGAAACAATAGACATTACAGATCTCGTTGGAGCTCCAGTTACTACTGTAGCTCTTGTTTGAAGAGCATTACCCGTAGCTTGTATAGGATTCCATTCATATGTTTTACCGTTCTTTACTGTAGCAATAAGTTTTTCACCAAAGTGGTCTAGTGACCAAGAAGCAGGTTCTAGAATTACTGAACTCGTTGTAGATTCTTGTCCCCAAGCTGTATAATATTCGACTGTAGCTCCATTCAAATGTGCTGTCCTTGTTCCTGCAACAGCTCTTGTTATTCCTTCTAAAACATTTCCGGTAACAGCAGTGTATGAAATAAACTCAGTCCCCACCTTGATAGTTCCTGAGTTTGGAAAATTTGTTGTGCTTGTCAATGTAATTTCTGTTGATGACCCATTATTACCTGCAGTATCATCAGCTAAAGATCCATCGAGAGTTGATAAGGTTCCTGTTGCCCCACCGTATGAAGATGTACCCCAACCGTAACCAGCTGTCTGCGTTAGAGGACCTACATTAACATAGGGATTTACGGTAGCAGATCCTGCAGCACTGGTCGTTCCTGTTGCTGCGGTGGCCATTGTCACTGTAAACGTATCCGCTGAAGGTGCAGATACAACTTCGAAAGTATTGGTCGTAAAGTCAGATGTTGAATAACCAGATCCTACTGGAACTACAACAGAAGTAAATGTAAGTAAGTCACCAGCTACTAAACCATGAGCAGTTTTGTTTACAGTCACTTGTGATTGTGTGTCCGTAGTATCAAAGGTAACTCCTGTAATAGTTCTATCAAAAGGTGTAATATCGTAAAAATTACCCTCGTAATAAATAATTAATGCTTTGTTAGTACCAAGTGCTGCATATCTTCTACCATCTAGGTCAGCCCAAATAAGTTGTTCTCTTACTGCTCCAACAACAGTCTTATCTGTTATTTGTTCCCACCCACCTATTTTTTCAGGCAAGCCGTATCTAAATCTTACAAAGTCACCATCTGTCCACTGGCCTTCAGCACCAGTTGCAGTAACTTGTTTATTAAATCCAGGTCTAATTTGTACGTTTGTTAATGGCATAATTTTAAACCATTATATCAAATTTATCGCTTAATTGTAACCTTGGGATAGCCTATCCCAATTCTCTTATCATATTTCCAGTCCTTATAAGGACCGTTTTGGTCAACATAATGTAAAAATACTTGTGCTTGTCCATCACCTGAATACTCATCTCTCCAATGTTCATTATCAATACCTTCATAAATAACACCATCACCAGGCTCTAAGTTAATTTCTGATTTACCAATATAGATTGGCCATGGTGTTCCATCTCCAGCTATGTTAATTGTAACAGATATCTCACAAGATTCTCTGTCAATGTGTTTTGCTAGGTGTGCACCATAAGAATACATTCTCCAAAAAGTATATGTTGGAAATAATTTTAAATTTGTTGCTCTTTCCATTAGGTCTACTTTTGATAATAATAAAGATTCCATTATTGGATCGTCATAAAAACAAGTATCCATATTATCGCTTTGTCCTGAGCCATCAAAATTTTTAGTATTAAACCTATGTTGTATACTAGTGTAGTGCTCTAATAATAATTGTTCTTCTTTAGTAAGCATATTTTTAATTACCATGTAACCGTTTTTTATCTTGCCCATGCTACGATACTCCATCTTACACCTTTAGTTACAGGCTCAACTCCATGTGGATATAAAAAATTACTAGGCCATACAACTAAAGAATTAGGTTCTGGTTTAAGTCTCATCATTTCATTATCTCTATCATTAAAAACTAAATCACCACCCTCAAAGTCATTGTTCAATCTATAAATAAAACTTAGTGTTCTTGATATATTAAAATGATCATCTGTGTGTTGTATGTAGTGACCACCTACTGGGTATTTTAATATTTGAATATCGGTGACATCACTTACACGAAGATGTTCGTATTGTTTATTATAATGTCTACAAGCTTTTCTAAAAGCAGCCAATAAAAAATTACACCAATGTTGATCTGTTTTAGAATCGTTTAAGTTTGTAAGACAATAATTATTAGTGTTTCTAATTTTTTTCTCAATAAATTCATTTTTTTGTATACCACCTTCTCCTATTATTGCAGCATCACCAAATTTATTCTCTGCATCTAATTTATTTATGTACTTCATTAATTTAGTGAGCACTCTGTAATCAAGAAACTCATTTATTTTAAATATGTGATCTGTTAGCGAAAAGTTTTTTTGTTCCATGCAATATTCTTATACTTATGTTTTAGAATTGTAAACCATCGATATGTGTAACTATCCGAAGCACTTTGCCTTTGTGTTTTAACTTCCATTTTCCAAGCTTCTCTTTTGAAAGGTATTACTTGAGCAAACACAGTACCCTTCTTGACAGTAAATTCTAGTTTAGGGTATTTGTCTCCATTTACAATAAATGGGAAATTTGTTTCCATTGGGTAAGTATCTGTATCAACAATACCAGGTATAATTTCAAACCTATCATCTTTGTTATTAAGTGGAGGCACAAACAAACAACTATAGTTTTTAGGTGTTCTAACTGTAAATGGATAAACTATTTTATTTACTTTTAAATTTGAATTTCTATTTAATAGTGAAGATCCTTCTAACTGCCATCTAGGATGTTCGGCATTACCTCTTTTGTTTACATTAATAGCTAATCTATCGTAGAACTCTGGATTAGCATGATACGGGCATTTCATTTCAGTATTAGGTCTATTATCGTCATCAAGAAAATTGTGTTTAATGTAAATATCAGAAGTTGTTTTGAGAGCATACCCAGTGGTAATTGTATCTAAAAAAGGCATGCAGTTTTTAACTAAATCTTTTTTACCATCAAGTTTTTTAAACCACTCTGGTATATTTAATTTAATTGGAACAGGTAAAATTGATTTGTCAGTAGCTATTTCTGGCTGAGTATAAAACTCTATGATTTGACTCATAGAGAATATATATACAATTATTTAAAAAATACTACGGTAATCTTTTAATGTTTCTAAATTCAGTAATATCACCATTTGTTTCTAATGGTAATATAGCGTTATTTCCGTTTGTTGGAAATGTAGTTGTAACTGAATCTAAATCTAGATTTCTTAGCTCATTTAAGTAAGCTGTCCAAGCAGAAATTGATGCTGCATCTGTAGCTTTAGCACAAACAAGCCATTTATTTATTGCATCTATTTCGTGATTAATGTCAGCTTGAGTATCTTCTTTACTAAAGTCAACTGGATTATGATTAACTCCCCAATCAATACTTCCTCCGTTTTCACGGCATTCATGAGTTGAGTTGTGGACTTTTGCATAATCTTCATCTGAAACAGTTACCCAAATTACATAAGGTGCATGTTCGTTGATTGCAGCTTTTTCAGCATCACTTGATGCAAGAAAATCTGGTGTATGTCCTTCGTGATAAAATCCAATGTGTTTAGCCATAATTTATTCTCCTTAATTCTTAACCATTATACCAATGAATGCAGTACCCGAAGCAGCAAAACCTGCCTGTGTTGGAACAATTGCTGGACTTGGTGAGTTTTGGTTTGTCTCTGCTCCAAGACCACCTACGTTATTTCCATATTCACCTAATGTACCAGGTGTTGAAAATACATTTTTCATAATGTGTCCACTAATTGCTTTAGGGTTTACAAATGTATTGTTTAAAGTTCCGTCACCACCGTTTGAACCATAAGCATTTGTAGGTGCTAACGGGCTGTAACTTACTGTTGCTAATGGGTTAACAGGAGGTAATGCGATACCTCTGTTAGAAGGGTTTCCTCCAGATTGAGGTCCTCTGTTTCCACCGTCTCCACCAGTTCCTCCCGGTGCAGTAATAAAGTTAGTTACAATAGTGTCTCCACCTGCTTGTCCTGGATTTGGCCCTGATGGTCCACCAGTTCCTGCTGCTCCAAGTGTGTATGGAGATGAAGCTAATGCAGTTGATAAAGTTGTTACGAAGAAAACCATTCCTCCAGCAGAACCTTGAGCACCACCGAATGGACCACCGTTTTGACCAAGGTTTCCACCTCCGCCACCGGCTCCTCCTTGTGCATAAACCATAACTTCTGATCCAGCTTTCATTTTAGTTTCTGGGTTTGCAATAACACCAGTATCACCGTTTCCTTGAACAAAAAATAATTCGTCTGCTTCACCAGCTGATCCAGAAGATGCTGCAGTAACTTGTCCTTGAGCATTTACTGTAATACTAGCAACTGTGTAATCACCAGCAGTTACTGTTGTTGCAGAAAGTTTTGCTGATGTAATAGCAGCATCCGCTACTTTAGCGGTTACAATTTGGTTTGCTGAAATAGCTGCAGATAAAACTGCATTGTCTGCTATTTTTGTGCTTATAATTTGGTTAGCAGAAATTTTTGCACTTGTAATTGAATCATCATCAATTTGTCCTGTTCCGATAGTTCCACCTAATGTGTCTAACGCGATTTCATTCATGTTAGTTCCATCAGAATATGCAGCAATAATTTTTGCTTCAGTTGTTACAAAACCAGTTCCAGAAACAGTTTTAATAGTTAAATTTTGTGGAGCTACAACTGATCTCATATCTATGATGTAGAATTTTTCTATTCCATCTGGAATAGTTACAGTAGAAGCACCAGATAAAGTTCCAGTAAATTTAAGAACCATATTTCTTGCATTTGATAGGTTTGCATCTGACATTGCTAATGCAACATTTCCACCATCGTTAAGTGCAATTGATTCGAAACCAGCGATTGCTTGTTGAACTAAGTTTAAATTTGAATTTGTTTTATCACCCCATGTACCCGCGTTTTCACCGGTTACCATTAACTCCAGTTTAAGGTCTGTTGAATAACTTGATGCCATAAAATTTTCTCCTAAATAATTTTTATTTTACCTTATCTATGCTGCTAAATCAACCTCTGTCCAAACATTAGTTACGTCAGGATCGATCTCGGCCCATGCGTTTATATTAAGCTGTCCAGCTGTTGGTGTCAATACTATACCAGTTAATTGAACAGTTGCAGTACCAGTTATTGGTCCCACAGAACCAATAGAACTAGTTAATTGTTGACCTGTTGTTCCAACCATAACTTGTGGGATAGGTCCTTCATCTCCCATCAATGCAGTCATTCCAAATCCTGTAATAGATTCATTTGTTGACTGAATTAAAGTTATATTTCCAAGTGATGCAGTCATTCCAATACCGCTGACATCTACAGGAGTTATTAATCCACCAACTGCTTGACCAGCTGATCCAGTCATTCCCATTCCTGTTACAGGAACATTTGCAATACCTTTATGTGTAGTATTTCCTACTGACATTGTCATAGAGAAACTATGTGCAATCTCAGTATCGTTATTTGCTTTAGTTCCTACAGGAGTTATGAAAGTTTGTAATCCAAATCCAGATACTTCAGCAGTAAAATTAGTACCTGCTGCTTCATCACCCATTGATGTAGTTAATTGTAAACCTGTAGCGGCAGCAGAGAACGCAACTCCCCAAGCTTGACTACCCCATTCTTGTCTACCCCAACCTATTTGAATTTTTGCATCAATCTCAATAGTACCAAGACTTGAATTTAATTGTTGACCTGTAATAGCTGCGATTTGTTCAAAAGCACCCCAAGCTCTTGTTCCCCAACCTTCTTCTCTACCCCAACCTTTTTGTACAATTCCAATTGCAGTAACTTGTCCTGTAGAAATATTTGCTTGTAATGATTTTGTTTGAAGAGTACCTTGGATTCCCCATCCAGATTTACCCCATGACTCTCTACCCCAACCTGCATTGATTTCACCGTCTATGGTGACCCCTGCTCCATTAAAGCCTATATTTAGAATCGAGTAAGTAGGTGCAGGAACTTGTTGTTGAGCATTACCCCAACCTCTTGTGCCCCAACCATCTTTTCTGCCCCAACCTAAATTTACATCAGCAGTTGTTTCAACAGAACCTATTGCAGTTGTCATTGACATCTGCTGAGGCATTACAGTTCCTCCAATACCCCATGGATTAACACCATAACCTAATCGACCCCAACCGATGTTTATTTCAGTATCAATGTCGACTTGTCCTTGTGATGAGTTTAATTGTAATCCGTCAGATATAAGGGTTCCGGAAATACCCCAGGATAGTGTGTCCCATCCTTTTCTTCCCCAACCTTCGTTAATTTCTCCTTCGTAGGTTGGAGGGCCAACACTTAGGTTCGCAAGTAGTCCGGCAGGGATCGGTGTGGTATTGTTTTGTTCACCGTAATTTCCTTGTCCCCAACTAAGCGTATCCCAAGTGTTTGCCATTCATATTCTTCCTTACGCTATTCTTAATATAGCAGCTGAAGTTGTAAACGCTGGGAATTGGATAGTAAATGTTCCTGCAGTTGCAGTTTTATCACCACCAAAATCCAACACAGCCACAGCCGAATTAGAGTTAGACGTATTGTAAATCAATGCACCTCTTGCTGTCAAAGTTACTCCAGTAAAAGACAGGTTTGCATAATCTGTAATTGCTATTCCAGATGAAACAGAAGTTCCTGTGTTTACTAAAGCTCTTCCTCCAGATGAGTATCCGCCAGATGACGAACTAGCTTCAGAGCCAGTTGTAAATGACGTAGTTCCACTTCCTAGAGTGGCAGCACTTGTGTACATCGCTAATTTGAAAACACTTCCTCCAGAATTACTGAAGTTATGTTTACCCTCGATCAATTCTTTTTTAAAAGAATTTGTGATTGTATTTGCTGTTATTGCCATAGTTGTTCTCCTTAAAATTAACTAATAGTGTTTGGCGATGGTGAAGGTATTTTAATTCTTGGTACCCCATCATCGTATTCTGCACGTCTTCTTCTCCCCATTTGTTGAAGAGCAAAATTTTGTACTTCCTCATCATACTTCTTTTTGTATAGTGTGTATAGATCCATGGGACCTTTTAAGAAAGAAAAAGCCTCTACTAATGTACCATGCAACAGCATCGACTCTTGATATTTTGCTAAAAAAGTTTGGTTTGAAGATGTAAATTCTGGTGGATCAGTTATATAATTAACTTGAATAGTATAAGCCTGATCAGGTATTGGAGCTACAATAAGATTAAAGTCATCCCAATTAGCCCAATATTTAGGTAATCCCGTAGCAGCGTTACTATTATATTCTGATATAAAACTTGTATCTCTTTTTTCAGCGAATGTTCTAGTTCCATTAGTTTCAATAACTTGGACTGATCTAATAATTGTAAGATCGGCAGGTAAATTTACAAATCTCTTACCAGTGTTGAAAGTAGATGTTGAATATTTTCTTAAGTCATCATAATCAACCTTACCTGCTATATCTAGTTCTGTAGCCCTAATAAAATTTTGAATAATACTATCAGTTAATACAGTTGAAGATACTTCTGTGTAGTCTCTGACTTGTGTTAAAAAATTAGAAAATGTTATAGCCATTATGCAATACTCACTGTTACTTTTGCTAAACCAATAGAAAGTTGTCTATTTCTATTTTGTTGTGATGGATTGTTTGGTACCATACTTGATACTGAAGTGGTTTGTCCATCTCCTGTTGTAATAAAAGTCTGAGTTGAAAAAGCAAAATCACCAGGTAATGATAAATTAGCAACTGCAACCGAAGCTCCACCAGAATCAGCTAAGGTAATATCTTGTGGAGCAACAGTTTTGGGGTTTTGAAATCTTTGTGGTCTAGCATTAGCCAAAGCAATAGCATCTGAAACAGCTTGTCTTCTTCTAATCTGTGGATGCTTAGGTTCAAACTCAGAGTAATGAACTAATGATCCATTCCATTCCTTGACCATTTCATTGTAAGGAAAAGCTTGTCCAGATCTATCTGATATAGCGTGTGATCTTTTACCTGTTGCCCATTTACCCATAATTAAACTCCAGTAGGGTAAAAGGATTGAGGTGTAATAAATGTTGAAGCTCTTTGACCATCTTCATCTAATGCTCTTTTCAATTCATCTTCGTAAATTAATTTATTTTGTTGTACAAGTTGTGGTGACTTTTTCATAGCTAAATAATAAGCTAATCCTGCACACATGCACGGAAGAAATCTATATGCTACATCAGCATCGTTTGTGTAAGCACCAGCATCTTCTATTCTTTTTATTACATAGTATTTCAATGTATTATAAGTGTTCAAATCTGGAGCTTGGTATAAATATATATTAGGTGTTTTATGTCTTTGCACATAGTATTGTGATGGTTGTCCAGTTGCTAATTTATTAGGTAATGCTGAATAAGCAGATCTATCAATTTTTGTTAATGCTATATCTTGTGTATTAGCATTATCACTTGCTGCAGCAGAGCTAGATACAAAAGCTTCTAAAACATCACTTACATTTGATGCTACTGCATATTTAGCTTGTCCTTGAACCAAAGCAACTTCTTGTAAAGCTACTTTCCATAAATGAATTCCTCTATTGCCCCATTCAGCAAATAATAAATCTAGGCTTCTTCTAGCAGATTTTAAATCAAAACCTGCATTAGTTGAAAGACCACATCTTTCATAACCTTCATCTATTATGTCATCAATATTTAAATTGAAGCTAGTAGTTCCTGATGTCGCCATCTATATGTTCTCCTTTTTAGCCGCGGCTTTGTAAGTGTATAACTTATCCTTTTTGCGGTTGTACAACTTCTTTAATTGTACCACTTTTTGACTAAACTTTGAAGACCTTAGGTTTTTTGCGACTGGGTTTGACTTTGACTCGTAATTTTTTTCTTTTTTCACCTCTTGCACCTCTCAGTTTACCATCTATTTGTGCTGGTATTTGTCCTCTTGATATTGCCATTAAACTAAATCTTTAGCCTTTCCCATTATTGGTTTGTATTTAGTTTTACCCTCTGATTTGTATGCATGCAAGAATTGTTTTCTTGGTTGGTCGGTAGTATAGCTGCAATGTATCCACCCACTGTTAGGCTCACCAGGAGTATAGAACTCAAGAATCAATTGATCGAATTCTAAGTTCATATAAATCCAATCAGCTAATTCAGCATTGTCAGTTCCCATACATTCAAAATCTGCCGCCTCTGCTTTTGCATGTTGGCTGTTGACTGAGCTACCTATTTTTAGGCACAGCTGTTCTGAACGGAAACCGCTCGTCACCTTGACCCTGCCAAAGTGATCACGCACTGGCTGCAAAATATTTTCACAAAGTGCTTTTAGTTTTTCTATCTGACCTGAATTTGGATTGTTATTGATGTCCAACCTAACAGCAGTGTCTGATTTAATTAATTCTTGAAGAGTGAAGTTACGAGATAAATTCATGTGTAAATAATAATGTTTAAATTATATCTTAATCCTTTTGTAGGTCCAGTCCCTCTATGAACTTTATTACTGTCGAAAACAATAGCTTCTGAAGCTTTGCTAACAAATTGTGAATTATCAATTTCAGTTGTTCCATCATTTGTATTTAAATTATATAGAATACTAACACAGTTTGGATGCTCACTGTCAATATGTAGCTTACCTCTAGAAAGAGGATGATAAAAGTTATAATTAACTCTTTTTAATCCCTTAAATTTAACTTTCAATTTACTACAAACAATAGATGCAACTATATGTGCAAACATATTTAAGGTTTGTGTGTTTTTATTTACAATACAATTGTCACCAAAAGTTCTAAGTGCTAATCCTTCATCTTCATTTAAAAAACTATTTGGTATTTTTTCATCAAAACCAAAATACCAACCTTCAGTTTGTTTTAATAATTGTATTATATCTTTGTTGATATTTTCAGGTAGGATTGAGGATACTACTTCTTGCATACTAATTTATTATAATCGGCTAAATAACAATACTTTAAATCTGAGTTATTCATCATAAATGCAACATCAGAATATTCTTCACATAATACATGACCAGGTAAATTTAAAGAAGTATTTAAAACTATTGGGTGTTTTGTTTGTTTTTTAAAACAAGTTATTAGCTCATGGTATTTAGGGTGAAAAGATTTATTAAGAGTTTGTATTCTGCTATATCCATCTACTGAACATACATTTTTAGTTAAGTCATTTTTAGCTTTGTAAACAAACATCATATATGGAGATGTTTCATTTTTATCCATATGAAAATATTTACTTGCATCTTGCTCAAGTACAGTACATGCAAATGGTCTGTACCATTCTCTTTTTTTTATACGATTTATCTTATCTAAAATATCTTTATTAAAAGGATTACCTAATAATGACCTAAAACCTAAACCTCGTTGTCCTTGTTCACTCTTACCAGATACTATGGCTACTGGCTCTTTGACTAGAATAGCAGCTACTTCTTTTGCAGAAGTATTTTTTACTTGATAATTAGAAAAAGCTACTAAATCTTTTGAAGGTTCAAATCCACAACAAATGTGTTTAAGTGGTTTTACCTTTTCATTTGTAGCACTCAATGCAGCACCCAAAGATATACCGAAGTCACCATTAAAAGGGTCAGCCAATACTTTATTATCTAATTTATTTTTTAGGTTAGTATTATTCAATACATTTTGTGCACATCCACCTGTCAATAGAATTGTTTTACCTTTGTAATTTACTTTGTTAAGTGTAATCAGATAAAGTGCTTCAAAAGCTTTTTGAAAAGTGTGTACAAAATCTAAGGTTGGTGAATCTTTAGATAGATGGTTTATATCTGGATTTAACATAAACCTGTTATATTTATTTTTAGAATCATAAGAATCTTGAATATCATTTATTAAATTTATATTCCAAGAATCATTGAATATAAGTCCTTGAAATATATCTTCTTTGTATTTACCGTATGAAGAAAGAGCCATAGCTTTACCTTCTTCATGTTCTTCTAATCCTAATTCAAAAGTAAGTTTTTGATAACCTTTTCCGAAAGATACACCATTATGTATTCTTAAATTTTCAGAAAAAACATTCATTGGTTTTGAGCTGTTGTATTTTTTATATAAATTTTCATGTTTACTATTTAAAATAGTTTCGTTTTCAATAACTCTTAGAGTATTCAAATATTCAGATTGATGTTTAAGAAAATGTTCAGCACCATCACCATCAGCCACATAAGTAATAAAATTATCCTGCTGTTGGTAAAAAAATTTAACACATTCAGCATGAAATATGTGGTGTTGTGTTTGTGCAACATCTATTAAATCTTTGTGTTCTAGATCAAAAAACTTTTTTATAAAATACCAAACTGGAAAATTAATACCTCCCATTGAAGTTGTAACAACTTTATCTATCTTTAGATTAAGATCTTTTATTTTTTGTAGAACTTCGTAGGTAGGAAAAAATTCGTTTTTAAATTTATTAAATCTATCTAATTGGTGATGTGCAATAACTTGATCACCTGATATAATTGTTGCAGCACCATCGTGCCCCAGATGCAATGCTAATATATTCATTCATCATTCTAATATCAGTTTTTTTATACTTTTACTACCGTCAATATTAGATTCAAGCTCAGCCATCGATTTTATACACTGGTATTGAATGTTATTATTTTTATTAGTTCTCATTGCAACTCTTTTACCTTTAAGACAGTCAGACATAGTTTCTTGTATTCTGTGTTCCTTGATCTCTCCGTTGACAATCATAAGTAGGGCTATAATCAACTCCATTAGTGTGCTCCGCTTCCGTTTTGTCTAACTTTATCTTTTAATACTTCTATATCTTCTAATGCTTTATCTAGCTGTGCTCTTAAAAATTCTATATTAACTTTGTTTGTCATGTTCATCTCTTGAGTCTCTTCCATTTTCTCTACGGACTTATAAAGATCCTCAATTAAAAAATGTTGCTCCTGATCGGTAGGGACCTGTTCACTTTTTTTAAGCAAATCATTTTCAAATAATTCTCTTGATGTCTCTAACGATACCAACCTTGCAGTCAGCTCCGTATAAGCGAAGACGCCCATTGCTACGAGCACAATCAGGCTAGCTACCGTCTTCATCGGCATCTGCACGCGTGCCTCTTCTCCGATGTTGAGTGGTTTATTGGACATGTGGTCCTCCACATAAAGCCAAAGTAACAAGCATTATTATTAACAAACCTGTAAAGTAATAGTTCATCCTTTGACACTCCATAATCATTTTTTCTTCTTATCCTTATGAAACAGATTATCTAACAAAGACCAGAGCTTGTCTAGTAGCCCGAAAAATTTATAAAAAAACCTATCTATCATTCGTATGTTTTGTCCTCATCTCTCTCTTTTTCATGCATTTCGTAAAACATTTTATTACTATCTTCCGTAACCATATTACTATCTTCTGCATCCCATATAGTGGTTTGCACAGAATAGTCTGGCCAACTGTTATCAGTAGTAAAACTATTAACATGCCACAATATACGATTATTAGGCTGAGCAGCAAAATTACCGTTATCAAGTGCAAGAATATGTGCACACTTATGCTCTTGAGGTATTTCAGAATGTTCAACATCTAGTATATTTGGCTCTGGGTGACCCCAATCTAAAGTAAATAAATATTTGCCGTGATAAAATTTTTTATCTAGTCCTAAATATTTACCTTTTAGACCAGCCAACCAATCAAAGCTATGGACACTAGGATAATAACTAAAACAGTTCCACAGTTCCAACTCGTGCGTCTGCATATCCGGCACAGTGGTTCTATCATGCGATTTTTGGAAAAACGCTGCAATAGGCAATCGCCAAAAGCACGCCCCGTTTGGTAGCATGATGTTAAATAAGATCGCACGCCCTGAAATCGATGTAATACCGAAGACCACGCACTCTTCACTTTCTCCCTTGTGTTCTTTAAGATCATATAGATACTCCTTCCTTACCTTACAATATATAGGTGGTGTGTTAGCATTTAAATAAGACATCTAGCATTTCCATCTTCTCCGTGCTTGTCTTATTCGTGAATTAGGATCATTTCTAGTCTTAGCTGAAGATCTCTTTAATTGTCCGAGTGACCTAGCACAATATGATTTTCTTCTCTTTGCAGCAGCTGATCCCTTTTTAACATTTCCCGTCACTGCTGTTTTTAATTTAGAACCTGGATTTGCTCTACGATATGCTGCAACTCCCTTTGCAGTCATACCTGCTCCAGATTTTGTTTTTCTGTAATTACCACCCTTACCAGTGGTTCTTCTAATAGGGGTTTCTCCACCTCTACTAAAACCTAAAACTTTTAAACCGTATTTATTCATTAACCTGTAAATGAAACAGTCACTGATGCAGTATTGGTTGCAACTATTCCAAGTCCTTTTTTAAATAAAACACCTGAACCTGGAAGGTAAACATCAATACCTTCACTTCCAAAAACAAATCTACCTATTTCAGTAGCTGTTCCGCCTTGTATAGCACCAGATGTAAGTGAATCATAAAATATTACAATATTGTTAGTAGCGTTAGTTCCAGCAGCTTGAATTGAAGTTACTCTTAGTCTGCCTGAGTGAACAACAGATCCTGTTGTAGTTACTTGTTGAAGTAAACCTTGATCACTTGTAAAACTTCCGCCACCACTCATAATTATCCGTTCTGACCAGTAAGATTAGGTCCAGAAAATTTATCAGTTAATAAAGTTACGGCTGTAACTTTTGTTGCTGTTGATAAATAAACTCCGTTAGGAAATAAAATACCATCTTCAGGTAATGAAAAATTAATTACATCTCCAGAAGGAACATCAGCAGTAAATAAATTTACTCCACCTGATGATGAGTCAGTATTCAATGCTACTTGACCAGCACCTGTACCATCAGAAGCAATAATCATTCCTTTGAGTCTAATTGGTGCAGCAATCACTACAGTAGAAGTTGCTGTTCCAACTATTCTTGTTGCTTGTATATCAGCTTTAATAGCCATAAAAATTTCTCCTTTGTTCGTGGCTCCCGAAGGAGCCACTAATTACTTATTAGCCTATTTTACCGTCATCTTTTACATAGTAGTAAATGATTCCAGTTACTGTTCCGCCAGTTGCTGCTGAAGCACCTTGTCCACCAACAATTTTTATAATTTCAGTTGCTGGTAAAGCTAGGTTTCCTAAAGAAGCTCCTGAAGTTGAATCACCACCCCAAACGGTTGCAATTCCACCATCAGCATCTGCTTCATTTAAAAGACCGTCAACATCAACAAAGTCTGTTCCACCATCAAGGTCAGTGTAACCCATATCAACAGTTGGGTTAGTACCACCTGTTGCTGCACCGTTAAAAGTAATTCCTGTAACGATTGCATTTTTTGGAAGAACAACTTTTCTTGTATCAGTTGCTGATACTTGCACATCAGTTCCCTGAGCTGCAGTTGGCACAAAATAAAATTGAGCCTGTAAGCTTACTGAACCTGCGTAAGTTGTTTTTGTACTATCTCCACCGCCAGATCTGACGTTAGATAGAAATGTTGTATTAGCCATAATTTTCTCCTTTGTATAGCTGCTAATTTGTAGTCTCTATACCGTCTGCTTAGTCAGTCTACAAATTATATTATCTAAGTGTTTTAATTATACATAAAAAAAAGGGCGATGTAAAACACCGCCCTTTTAAAGTAAATACTAGTTGTATTTATTAGCTAGTTGGTAAATTTCCGTTACCAAAAATACATCTTGGATCAGAAAATCCAAAAGAGTATCTTTCTCTAGCTTTAAATCTCATGTTGCCAGTATCGAAGTCACCTTCCATTGCAGTTTTGATTGGTGATCTAACGAAGTATTTTAATCCGTTAGGCACATCAGTCAATAAGAAGAATGCGTCTGTGTCAGTTAAAAAGTTATTAACTCTGTAACCTTCAGGGACCATTCCCATATTGTTAATTGCATTGATGTCGTTGTCGGCAGTTCCAACTCTCATTGGAGACTTCATGATTCTTTCAGCAGTAAATTGTAATTCTTTTGGAATTATCATTTTTCTACCTGTAGAAGCAATTTTTAAGCCTCTTTCGTCAACAAAACCAGCAATGTCAATTAATGACTGCTCAAGCGAAGTTTCATTCAAGTCTGCAGCAGTTGCAAGAACATTTGAAAAGACACCACCAGTAGCTAGTGGGTGAGAAGCATTAATTAATGATACTCCGTCTCCACCTGTTACAGTAGCAACTTGTGCATTGTTCAAAACATTTGCAGCTTTAGTCTGCTTCGTGTTTGCCATAGATCTTGCAAGAGCTCTTGTGTATCTTCCTGCTAATCTATCGTATAGGTTATCTTCGATTGCTTCCTCAGTGATAGAGAATGCTAATGCGATTGTTTCGTGGTTGTATCTTGCTGTGAAAGTTTCACCCGCAGTATCAAACACTACTCCAGCACCTTCTTGTTTAGTTGGTGCAGAAGCAAAACCGCTTAACATTACTTCCTCTTCGAAAGCTCTGTCAGATGTTTCAGTAGAAAAAATTTCAGCATGCTGATTTTCATATCTACTATATTCCAGGCCGAATAAAGCATTCAAACCTGGCTCTAGTTCTTTAACTAGTTGGGATCGTGATATAGCCATAGTTTATTCTCCTTATGCTAAGCCTGTGCCACTTCTGTAGAAGTGATTGTTGATTCTAACAAGAATATTAGCATTTGCAGCCGTAGTATCCGAATTGTTTGGATCCTGCGAAATGTCAATTGCTTGTACTGCGAAAGTAGTTGCAATACCTGAAGCACCAACATCAAGTTGAGCTTTAGATAGTCCTGTTTGTGTAACACCAGTAGTGTTTACAACTGAGTAGTTCTTATATAGATCCGCTCTCGTGAAAGCCGCGTCTGCATCTGCTAAGAATACTGCATCTGGATCATCAACAACAAAGGCAGTAATATCGCCTTGAGTTGGTGTAATTCCACCAGGGTAGAAATTCTTATAAGTCGGCTTTTGAGTAGTTGGATCATTATAAAAGCATCCGTTGAAAACGCCCACAATAGCATCACTAGTACCACCAGTATGTTTTTCAATATTTCCAGTAGAAGTAGGGATAACCATATCTCCTTGGAAAATTAAAGTAGCATATCCAGGTTTAACTGTGTATCTATTTTGAGCACCTACTAATGGTGTGCCGTCTAGTTTTCTGTAAGGTCTAAGACCGAACTTTTCTAACACGTTTGCCATAGTTGTTTTCTCCTTTAACTTATTTATTTAATCCAAGCTATCTAGGTAGGTAATGCAAAAAAATTATTTTTTACTTTTCTGACTACCACCAAAGGTAACTCTAGACTGTCTATCAATATTGATAGGCATGTCCGGGTGTTGTTCCTTCATAAGATCTCTGTCCACCGCGTCTGTTCTGTCTTGAGTTATTTTTTTAAAATACTCAGCACGACTTCTTAAAATCTCTTCCGGTATCCTTGCCAACACAAGGCCTCCAATTCCGATTAAACCAGCGTGTTGTCCGAGTTGGATTACAGGAAAATCATTTTCACCAATTTCACTTTTCAATGTATCGGCTCTAACAAATTCCCAGCCCTCTCGTAGTTTCTTAGATACATTACCTGGATCTTCGAAACCATTTGCCGAAGTTCTTACCCATCTATGTGAGTATCCCTGTGGCGGCACTGGTGCATCCAAACTGGATGGTGGAGTCCAATCTTTTTTACGAGCTAGTTTTTGCCTCGTATCAGACTCGCGTGAAGTTTTTATAGATGTCATATTATGCTCCTTCCTTCACGTATTTTGCGTATTCCTCTAGTGGCACCCCTAATTTCTTAGCGATAACTACCTGCGATTTGGTGAGTTTCACAGACTTGCGTCCTCCAGATCTACGACTAACAGAAGCAACATTTTGGACGGGCTCACGTGTACTTTGTTTTACTTCAGTCGTTTCTTGAGCAAATTTCTGAGGGAAATACTCCTTCATACGTTTGTTGATTTGATTATAGTATTCATCACTCTCTGCGTCAATTCCCTGCTGTATAAGGTCTTCATGTATTCCCATTGCAGCAGATGTTAAAACTCTATCAGTGCCAAACCATTCGTTCTCTTCAGCCCAACCTTGAGCTTTACGACTAATTTGTGGCTGTGGAGCTTCTTGACCTTGCTCTTGCACAGGTTGTGATTCTACTTCTTTTTTCTTTGCCTCTTTTTCACCAAGCGACATTGAAACTTTTTCTTTCTCAACTGCTAATTTAGTAAGGCTATCTTGAGCCTCTAAAATAGCATCTGTATCTTGAGAATCTAAAGCAGTTTTTAGGGCAGTTTTTGCCTTATCTCTTTCTGCTTCTATTCTTGCTTCATACTCTTTGAGATAATTAGTATCTTTCTCTTCAAATTGACTTTGAACAGAGTCATACTTATTTTTTAAACCTTTAGCATAATCAAGTGCAGCTCTTTCTTTACGTTCAGCTTCCTTAATTTGAAAGGTAAGTTTTTTTATTCGTTTTTGAACTTTCTCGGAGTAACCTTGCAAGTCATCATCAGATGCTGCAACTTCTTCCTTCTGTTCAACTTTTGCTTCTGGTTCTTTCTCAGCTTCTTTTGCTTCGTTTAAAAGTTCCTTTGCAGTTTTTTGATTTGAAACATCTGTATAACCTAAGTCTACATCTTCTTTTTTTTCAAAAGCAGTTGTATCTTCATTTGGTGTTTCGATTGTAATAGTTTCGTCTTTAACGCCATCAGTATCTAATTCAACTTCTGGATTTTTATTTTCTTCAGCCATTTGTCCTCCTTAATAATGGTGCAAAATATCGTTAGGGTCTTTAATATTGGCAATGATCTCATCATCATTCAATATTCTTACTTCCCCTCCGTCTATTTTGAATCTTGAACCTGCATACCTACTAAAAATTACCCATTCATTTAGTTTGCACCAAGGTCCTTTTGAGAATTTATCTTTATCTTGATAACAAAGATCTCCCATTTTCAATACAAGACCACATACTGTAGTCATTTGTATTGTTTCTTGTGTCGTATCAGATAACCACAAACCACCTTTGGTTTTTTTAGGACCAGCATAGGGTAATACTAATAATCTGTATCCTGTAGGTGTTGGTAGACTATCTAATGTTGATTTTTTGATCGCTTTAGGATCAAGGACTGTTTTGACTTCTTCTTCGCTTTTATAAGCGTTTAAAAGTGCTTCAGTCCGTTTCGGTGTCTCCGTGGACTTGTTCATCTTCATACTCCGTGTTTGTCAGCAGGTCTTTTAGATCCTGTTGCAGATCTTCTAATGATCTGATTTGACCTCTAACATATTGTAGTTTCTCCATAGTGTCAACACCATATATAGCGTGGTCTTTGAGTTGTTGAAGACTTTTCTTAATTCTTCTTTGTACTAATGAAATTGTATCTATATCCATTAAGTTAATTTCAAACTGTTAAAATGTTCATCTTCCAACATATCAATAACTTTTTTTGAATGTGGATATGGATCATCTGCTTTGTACCAATGATAAATGTAAATACCATTAACTACATGAAACTCATGACCACCTTCTACAATTTTTTTATGTATTAAATTGTCTTGGCCAAGTGTATCTCCTGTATATGGAAAGCCACCAAGATGTTTCATTGTTCCAATGTGAACACATAGGAATGTTCCTGAGTAATGTCCTACTTCTTTTGGGTTAATATGTAATGAAGTTTTACCCCATTGTGCTTTTGCTAGTCTTTTGCCTAATTTTCTGTGATAAGTCATATCATGATTATGTGGATCTACTCCAGGAATCATCTGTCTCAAACTTGCAAGTCTATTTACCCTACAAGTAAATGCTTTGCCTTTTGGATTGTCCATTATTGCTTGCTGCAACTGTAAGTACCAATCATAACAACAAAACATAGCATCATGATCTATTATTGCTAACCAATCATTATCATCATGTTGATTTAAACAATCGTTATAGGCTGATCCCATACATCTTCTACCAAACTCATTATCATCCCAAGCTATGTGAGTCCAAATCCTAGGTTTACTTTTTTTAATACCCCAAAAATATAAATCTTTGTGAGTTTTTTCATAAGTAAATTCAAAATCTACAAATATTTTTTCTATATCTAATACTTCTCTAACATCTGCCTCAGTTAAATTTTTATAATAGTCAGACCACTCACCTTGTAGTAAAGGTGCATCTGATGGAGATGTTCTTCTAGTTCCATGCTCAGCTCTTCCTGTAGAGGCACAAGTAAACATAAACAATCCACCTGGTTTAAGTAAATTTACGCAGTTTCTTAATGTATCTCTGTAATACATGTCGTGCTCAAAACATTCTGTGCTAACTACAATGTCAAACTTGATATCAGAAACAAATTCGTGACCCTTACAAACAAAATCTACATTGGGTCCTTCACCAACATCTATTCCTATATACTTTGCGTTTTCAAAAAGAAATCTAGTATTACCATTTATATCTAATGATCCAATATCGAGTACGCTGCAATTTTTAAAATGAGGTTCAAACTTTGTTTTTACAGATTCTAAAAAATTTACCTGCTGTTGGTGAGCCATGCATGGTTTTTAGCCGATATTTTTAGTATTTGCAACTTTGTTTTTATTGATACCCTTTTTAATTACATATTCTTGAGTACCATTTGCTCCAGTTTCTACCTCTGATTTTAAATCCTTAAATAGAAGCTTTTCTTTGCGTATTTTAGCAGTATTTGCAGAATACGTTGTCAGTAATTTAGTGTCTCTCATATATATTCTTGATCTTACCTTGAGCTTTAAGTTTTTTAAGATCACCTTTTGTAAGTTTAGTTAAATCTATTTTAACTTCTTCATATTGTCTTCTTGGTTTAAAAATATTTTTAATCCATCTCCACATTATGTTCTCACATTAGTTGGTTTAGGTCCTGAATTCCCTGCAGCTCTTTTTCTGCTGACAGCACTCGCCTTTTGCGACTTTGACATCGCTGTGGCTTTTGCAAGTGGTACGCACTTCGGGTATTTCCTTTTTGAACCACTCGCGGATTTTCTTCCACACTCCTGATACTTGCCACCTTTTTTCTTTGCTCCAATATCTACCCATTTTTCTGCAAACCATTTTGTTAATCCGCCTGTTTTCATTGCAGGCACACAATTAGGAACTGTACGGCCACCTTTTTTCTTCATGCCCTTTTGAACATAGCCTTCCCAACATGTTCCTTTTTTATACATTATCTTCCTAACAGTGATTTATCTCTGTTCGTCAATTTACTGCCGCCATGCATTTTAATTCCATACTTAACATCAGTTTTTGCGTCAGATCTTTTACCAGCACCTCTTACACCGCTTTTCATAATTTCAATTATGTTTCTACCACCAGCTTTTCGGTATTGTTTGTATCCATATTTAATTCCTTTGGTTAACAAACCACCAACTAATTTTTTTTCTGGATTAATAGTCATAAGTGTTCTTGCTTGTTTAGCGTGAAGCTTTGATGCTTTTTTTAAACCCTTAACAACACCTTTAATTTTAACTTCCATTCCTACTTTTGCTTTTTTAGGTCCCCAATCTTTTCTTCTTACACCAGAAGGATCTTTTGCTTTACCTGCACAAATTTTACTAGCGTATGCATTAGCATATGCTGACGGGTATACCTTAAATTTTCTTTTTGCTGCCGCTTTACCTCTTGGACATAATTTAGTCATCTATTTTTTTCCTCCCTTAAATATTTGAGTTCCCTTAATACCAAAAATACTTCCCACGACAAGGATCCAAAGTGTACTGAACCAGGTCGGGAGTGCCGCGAAGTGTTCGAAAAAAGTTTTTACCTTATCAAGAGCTCCCGGATCCTCCGAGAAGACTCCCCAAGCGAGTACAATTATTGGAGCGGACAATATTATAAGAACGAACTCGTCCTTGTAATCGTTTTGTCTAGCTTCTAATAATTTACCTTGGTATTGTTCCTCACCTCGAGCTTGACGCTCTGCGTGTAGCAATTGTGCGTCTGACATTGCTACTTTTGCCTTTTGCTTGTTAGCATAAATTTTTGAACCAGCACTTACTGCTAATTTAATTGCACTTAACCACATTATATTTCTCCTGTCTTCTAATACACATATATTCTATCAAAATATCGATGCAATCGTAAGCCCTACCACCTGAGAGCTTCCATTTGTACGTTTGTGACCAATGAGATTTTCTTAATCTAGGTTTTACTACTTTTCCACCAAAAAATTCGGCAAATTTATTTACAGAATCTTTATCACACATTTCAACAGAACATTGAAAGGATTTTCTACCATCTCCCTTACCCCAAACACCGAAACTTCCTTCGCCATCAAACAGTCCAGCCAAAAATATAATTTTATTTCTTTTTGGCAGCTTTTCGTAAGAATTTTTTAGCTTGTGCAATGATTAATCCTCGTGGGTTGGGTCCTTTTTTTGGGGGTGGTCCATATTTTATTCCCCCACTCAAGCCTTTTTCTTTATTTCTTCTCAATTTTGTCTCTCGCTATCTCTAATCTTTCATCAGATTGTGAATCTTGTTGTGCTAATCGATCATATTCGAATTCCATTCGTTGATTATTTGTAATTCTCTCTTGTTCAGCTCTAAATCTAGTCTCTTCTGCTTTTCTTTGTAGATCCATTGCTCTTAAATCAACTTCTTGTTGTTTAATTTTAACTAATGGGTCTTGTTTTGCACCTGATGCTGCCATTTCACCCTTAACAAGTGACTCTGTAATCTCTGCTACAGCAGTTGCAACAGAATTATCGTATGCAATTTGAAATTCTTCTGGACTTTGTTGCTGCAGTTGCATCATATTTGGATCATTTTGCATTTGTTCCATAACTTCTTTTCTAGCTTTAAAAGAAACATGGTCAGATACGTGTGCTTGAAGCAATGCGTACACTGGTGGATTAATTTGTACCATTCTTGATTGCATAAATGCCATGTGAGCAGCAATATGTGCATCGTGATCTTGAAATTCAAAAGCAGTTGCAAACTTCATCTGCAATGCTCTAGCATTTTCTTTAGCAGGATCCATAGGTTCTGGTTGTCTTGGTGGTGGTTTCAATAAAGTTTCTATTTGTTTTGTACCAAGTGCTTCGTAAACTCTTCTGTATGCTTCGTGTAAATTATGCATTTGAGGATTTGATTGTGCAATTTGTAATTGTGCTTGGGCTAAAGTAACTCTTTGAGCCATTGACATAATATTTGGATCAGCAACAGGTAAAATATCTACTCTTTCATCAAAATCAGATTGTTTAATTTGTCTTGGACCACCATAAACATCGTAAGGATATTCTGGTGGGAGACTGCTTGCACAAATTCTTGCTAAAATTTTAAATTCTAGACGCATTGCATAGTAACATCTTTTGTGAACACCACTCATTACTCTGCTTCCACGCTCCATAAGAGCTACTGTTGTTCCTACAGCTCTATTTTGTACATCATTACCAATGTTTTGATCTGTAATAGCTGCAAATTTTTGTCCTGCTTGTACTACAAAACCAAGTAAGTTGTATAAAGTTACTGAAGGCTCTGTAAAAGGTAAATTAAAAAATTGATCTCTTATGTTTCCGCCAGGTGCATCTACATCTCTAAACTCTCCTGGTTGTATAGGTTGATCATCATCTCTAACTCTTATACCTCTAGACTTAAATCCTGCTGGTAAATTTTTCAAAGTACCTGCATCCATTAGCTGTCTCAAAGCTTGTGTTGCTGCTCTAGACAAACCACCAATCATATGTGTTAAGCCAAAACCATAAAAACCAAGACCAGGTAAAAATTTGTAGTGAACAAAAAATTCTACTCTTGCATAACCCGGATCATCAGGCATATAATTTCTGTATATAGATAAAACCTCACCGCTTCCTTCATCAATACTAACTATGTAAGGAATTTTTATTTTTTTTGCTTTATCATCAAAGTTTTCATAATCATCTAAATTTAAATCAACATGCATTTCTAAAATGTTATGCATGTAATCTGTTTCAGTTTTCTTAATACCTTCTAATTCATTTAATTTTTTTTGTAGTGAATCTGGTTCGTTGTCAGATTCTGTTAATTCTATATCTCTGTAGAAACCTGCTGCTTGTTTTTTAATTACATCGTTTTGTGTCATCTTAACAACATGAGTAATTCTTTCACAATCTTTTAAGTCAGATGCATAATAAGGAACTACTAGATCTTCTGCAGGTATAAATTTTGATACTGCTCTATTGAGCATTGCATCGTAATAAACTTTTTTAAATGTTGACCCAGATAGCGGCAAATAAAATAACATCTGATCCATGTCAGGTGTGTATTCTTCCATCTCTTCCATAAGAAGATAATTCATGTAGTCTTTAACTCTATCTGCTTGTCCTTCTGTAGCCGGTGTCTTTAATCCAACGACCTGTGTTCTTACAGGGCCATCACTAGGTACAAGTTCTTTAAAAGCTTGAGCTTGGAATTGTGTAACACTTTCTGCTAATAACGGATGAGTGACACTAGAAGCTCCTCTAAAAGGTTTTGTTACTTCTTTGTATTGTGTTCCAAGTAAATCAAGTCCTTTGATATAAGCGTCTTCCCATTCTTTTCTTGATAGCTTATCTTTTTTATATTCAGCAACTAAATCACTAGCCATGGATTTAAGAGTTCTCTCATCCATGTCCTCTGCTAAGTTTGCATTAAAATCTTGTTCTGGAGCTTCAGTAATCTCCTCTTCACCTTCGATAGTGACTTCAGGTAAACCCTCAGGTTGTTCCTGAATTGTCTCTTCTACTTGTGTATCTTCAATGATTTCGTTGTTCTTTTCTACAGCCATGATTTATACTACCTTATTGGTTTAAATATATCTACTACTAAACCTCCAGTAGATTTATAGGTTTTAAGTGTTTGCCTCATTAGTGGATTTACTTTTATAGCAAATGCATCGAAATACAAGTTTGGATCTGCTGCATCCATAAATTTGTAAGAACCTTTATCTTTTAAAGAATTATACTCATCTACTGAAATTGCATCATCATGGTATTTAGAAGTAAATTTTTTACCTTTCATACCAGAACTCTCTGGATAATCGAAGCTATCTGTTTGTTTTATTTTATATGGCTTTTTGGGATCAGACAAAGAAACTTTAATTGGCCCTGCCTTAGTATCATAAAATCGTGCATCTCTTTTCATAAGATCTGGTAAAACAGCTTTACCCTTTTTTCCTATTCCCTTACCACTTGCATAACCGTAAAATCTTTCGTTACCTGCTTTGTATCCTTGCCTAAAACTTAATTTGTCAAAAGGAATAACGGCAACATAATCAGCATTCTCTTTTGCTGCTTTATTCATCAGGTATTTAAGTGCATGATCTCCGTAAGAGTCTGCCTCAACCAAAGGAAAATAATCAAAAGCTTTATCTGAATAATCATCTTTGGCTCTGTATGTTTGGTTAATCTTTCTATTAACATCTGCTAAGTCTTTCATAATTGCATTAGCTCTATTTGTTTGACCTTGCTCTATTGCTGTATCTACTTCTTTAAGTAGCTGCGATCTATTTTTTGAAAGTAAACTAATTTCTAAATCTTTTTGAAAAGGGTTAATTCTTTTTGTGCCATCAAGTTGTTCAAATTTAGTTAAGGCTTTTGCAACTTTTTGATTAGCATCTGATTGTATTTCATGAATCATTAATACTTTTTTATTATCTGGAGTAAATCTTGTATCAAACCTAACATGATATACCATGTTTTGGTTTACACCATCAAAGTGTCCAAATGTTTTTCTAAGTGCAGAGTTTCCTGGTATATCTTCATTTAATCTAAAAACTGTTTCTCTATAATCATCACCGCCTTGTAATGTATAGCTTGATTCATTTTTATATCTTGTTGCAATATTTTTATCTGTGTATGGTTTTATAACTTTATTGGTTTCACCTATAAGTTGATTGATTTTTATTTTTTGTTGTTGGCTTAGGTCTTGTGATTTATTAATTTTTTTTAAATGATCTACAACTCCTTTACCTGCTTTAGAAATTGTAGAAGCATCCATTGAAGTTTTCATTGAAGCTGCTTTGTATGCTGCTTCTGTAAGTTCCTCACCAACTCCTAGTAAATTTTTTGTTTCAGCTTGTTTTGCTAAATCAGCTAAAGTTTTTCTAATAACTTCTCCTTGAACATTTAATACTTCACCTGCACCTTTAGGTAATCCTAACTCTACTGGTTGTAATCTATTAACAGGATTTAATTTTATCATTGCACCTAAAGTATTAGCATCTAACTTAAGACCAAATTTTTGTGCAGCATATAACAACCCACCTGTTAGTTCTCCCGCTTCGTCAAAGTTTGCAAGGTTAGCATCGAAAAGTTCTTCTTTATTAATTGTAACTTCTTTACCTTTAAACGGACCACTGTCATATTTAAATTGCTTGGGTCCTCTTTCAGTTTTACTTGCTGGTCTACCAAATATTTTAAAGTTTACTTTTCTTGTAGATGTTAAATGATCTAGCCATTCATCTGCAGAAAACTTACCTCTACCTTTTTTCATGATCCAATCATAAGTAGATGATCCAAACATAGGAGCAGTATCGTCTCCCATATGTAGAGGTTGTGTTTTATTTAGTGGGGTTGTTGTTGCAGGAAGGTTTAGTTCTTCCTTAGCAAGTTGTTCGCCAGTTTTTTTACTTGCTGCCTTATCGTAAGTAATTAACTTTTGTTGTTGTCCGGTGGCCGGTGAACTCGATACTTTTTTAGTACCAAGTATTTTTCTGCCTATCCCTTGGATTAGTGCTTTCAGGGACATAGTCCCTCCTATGTGATTTTAGTAGGTTTACTTCTACCTAGTTTGCATCCTCTTGCTTTAACCATTGTGCCAGTTCTATAACCACCCATAGGTTTCATCATCATGCCACCACCCATTTTTTTATCTTTTTTCTCAGACATTTTTCTTCCGATAGTCTGTCCAAGTTTAGCAGCACCCGCACCAGCTGTAAGTATAGCTGCACCAACTGCACCTACTCTTCCTGCTTTACCTAAAGCTTTAATTCCAGATTTAATACCGGATACTGCTTTAGATTTAGTTGACTCTGGGCTTCTATTTGGATTTTGACCTGATCTACTTTTTTGTTTATTAAACTGTTCTTTCATGACAGCAGTCTTCTGTGCTTTTTTACTTTTGTGTACTGCAGGTTTGACTTTATTGATTACAGGAAGATCTAAACCACTTCCTTTTTTATAACCCATCATCTTACCTTTTTTTGCAGTCTTGATAGTTCCGTCTGCAATAGCTTGTCTTAATAGTTTTGGTAGCATTGAACCCATACCTTTAGATCCACCACCTACAACTCTAGCTCCGCCACTTGATGCTGCTCTGCCCTTACCTTTGAACATGCTCTTAACACCTTTTACAATTTTACCTACAACGGCTTTTTCAACTTTTCCGGGTTGGACTTTCTCGTCTTGAAGACCCATGCCTCTACCCTTAGCTTTTTCTGCTTTTAAGATTTTAAAATCTTGTGCATCAATTCTACCGTTTTTATTCTTGTCAATTTTAGATTGACCACCTGTTAAATATTTTTCTGTTTTCATAGTCTTATTTATATCACCTCCACTAGATTTTTTAAAGAACTTGCTGATAGAAATATCACCATACATTCTATCCATTTCATCTCTCCAAGATGCTCTCGATTCAAAGCCTACTCTACTTCCAGGGCCAGTTCCTCTGACTTTATGGGTTTTAAATGAACTTCCTCTTTGAGATTGTTTTTGAATTGGAACTACTTGATCTCCAGGTTTTTTAGAACCTGCTCTTATATTGTATCTTTTTACGCTTTTTGTACTTCGTCCAGCTTTTTCTATGTTTGCTCTAGATTTCTTTGCACGCCTGTTTGCCTTTAATCTTTTTACTATTTCAGATATTTTTTTACCTGCAAATCTTCCACCAGCACCTATTACTTTTAATTTGCTCATCCGTAGTACACATAGTCCTTTTCAAGTTTAATAGGAGGATCATCCCAATCATCAGAATAGGTCGAAACAAAACCGCCTTGTCTGTATCTTAACACAGCTTGTGTCATACTATCAACATAGTCGTCATACTGACCATTTGGAAATGCAGCACATTCTTCAATTACTTCTTGTGCCCAGTGTTCTTCTAATGGAGCAAACACCATTCCAGACTCGAATACAGGAGAGCAAGAGTTAATTCTTGTATGTTTATCTCTACCTCTAGCAGGAACAAAATCAATTACTGGTATACCTGCTCTACGCAGTTCGTGTATTAATGGTTGACCACTAGCTTTTGCTTCAATGATTACTGTTTCAGGCTCCCAATATCTATATTGCTCTAAGGCTACATTTTTTAAATCTGGAAAATCATACCTACCTTTTAGAGCATCTAATAATATTATTGCTTTCTCGTACCCCTCAATAGGCTCAAATATTCCCCAAGTTGTAATTGCAGAATAGTCAGCGGTTTCTTTAGCACTGAAAGCTGTATCATAACTTTGAATTACGTGCAGCAATTTTGGAAGATGTGGTTTATCCCAGTCTTGCCACCAGTCCCTTTTAATAATTGCACCTTCCTCTGAAGTAGGATCTTGCATGTATTGTGCATTCCAGTTCTTAGTTGAGATAGATGCTTTGACAGATTCTAAATCCTCAAGGGTCCAATACTCAGGCCACACAGGTTTTCCGTTGTCCAGTATCGCTGGGAACTCAATCACTTTCCATTTGTCAGCTTTAGTTTCAGCTTGTGCTCTAACGAGTCTACCTGTTAGATCATCAGTTGCCCATCGTGTCATTACCACTAAAATTCTACCGCCAGGTTGTAAACGCTGTCTAGGTCCAGAGCTGTACCATTCATATGTTCGTTCCATAGCAGTATCGGACAACGAATCTTGTTCAGTATGTGGGTCATCAATAATAAGCAAATCGGCCCCTCGTCCTGTAATCGAACCGCCAACACCCGCTGCAAAGTATTCACCACCATGATTGGTTTCCCACCTGCCTTTTGCTTTACTATCTTCTCTCAATGTAACATTACCAAATATTTGTTTATATTCTTTAGTAGCCATTAAGTTACGAACCTTAGAACCAAACCTTGATGCAAGTTCAGCATTGTGTGATACCTGCATTATTTTTTTCTTTGGATACTTACCAATGTACCAAGCAGGAAATAAGTATGATGCAAATTCAGATTTAGTATGTCTAGGTGGCATATTGATTATGAGCCTCTTAGCATCTCCATCAGCTATCTCATGAAAGGCTTCTGCAATAATCTGGTGATGCCCATAGTTCTTTGGGTTATCAGTCTTACGATAAATAAAGTCTTGCCACATATTTTCTGCAAATAACAAAAAATTATCCTGGCACAATTTAATCCATTCTAATTGTTTTTTTAAGATTACATCTTTAAGTTCGTCATCACTTAATCGTTCTAAATCCATAAATATATATACCCCCGGGGGCTAGGGGACCCAATAAAAACAAAGGGTCCTTTTTAACAATAGCTTATTAAAAAATTACTTTCAACTATTCATACCGTTTGGGACCCTACTACATTTATATATCTTGCTTAGTAAAGCCCGACCTCTCGCAAAACGGGTAGCCAAAACGCAAGTAAAACCTAGTGCTTTTAAAAGTTTTTTTGTGGCAGGAATGAGCCTTCTAGCTGGAAGGCGTAGCTACAGGTATGTGGTGGGTGTGCGTTGCGTGGTGTACACGCAACGCAATCAAGTGTTATTCTTTACTGATTAGGTTTTTAAGTAATGGTGCAAAGTCATTCAGTAGTTCGTTTCTGAAATCATCTACAACTCCATTCCCTTGATTTTCAAGTATGAACTTCTCAACACGATTGTACAGTAGCCCATACATTATTTCGTAGTTCATCTCTCTCTTTGCGTCTGCTGAAATGTTAACATCTGCAATAGAGGTAGGTTTATCTTTACCTAATCGTTCAGCAAGTACATTAGCAATATTAATAATATCATTAGGCATTATTATCTCCAATCGCTTTGTATTCACTATACTCTAATTCAGTTGTGAACTTGTTGAATAAATCGTTGTGTGCAATCTTAAAGTTTGCAGTTTCAAACTTCTTTCTTTTACGATTTATTTTCTGCAATCCAAAACTATTTCCATTCTCATCTTGAACAATAATTAAGTTTTGGTTTGTTCTATCAAACACATCTACAATATTTTGTTTCAATGTGTCTAACTCTTTAGCTAGTCTATTAGACTTCAGCTTTAGTTGAGCATAAGCAAGGACTTGTTTCTTTTCGTCTTGCTTTAGCTTTTTTATTGCTTGTGTCATATTACTCCTTTTGGTTAGTTTGACACCATCAACTTATCAAATCTTATCATTTATGCAATAGCTTATTTATCTTTTTTTTAATTAAGTTTTTTAGGTTTATCATCAATATTATCAGCAATAAATTCTCCTATTATTTTTAATTGGTTAAAAATTAATTTCTCCTGAGCCGTGCCAGACTGGTTAGTGCTATCCTTACAATTCTTGTTCTGACGAGAACGAGAACGAGGCGAGGCGACATTTGTCGCCTCATCAATTTTATTTTTCGTCATTACCACGAACACCAATACTCAACGACTTTCTTTTCATTGATAGCTTGTTCACAGAATTTTAAGAACTGAACATCTTGCTCTTTGTAATCCTTAACACTTTCCTCTTGGAACTGTTGCCCCCAGAAGAATCCGTCAGTTGCGTGGTAGTCAGAGAAACCTTTTTCAATTTGTTCGGCTAACTCCTTGACGACATCTTCAGTTAAGTAGCAAGGGCTTTCTTGGTCACCATTAAAACCTAAATGCGAAAGCATACCATCAACTTTTACACTAGGGTTTTGCTCTGCCCATTTCTTTGCCATAAACTGCTGAAGTCTTGCGTGTTTTCTCCACACGAAAACTTTTGCGTTTTCCTCTTTGTCATCTTCGTAATACTTTTCCCAATTAACTTTATGACCACGAAGATGTGCGTGTTGGTCTAATCCCATAACTTTTCTCCTTTTGGTTAGTTAGACCTCTGTCTTATCGTATCCTATGCACTAGTGCAAGTAATATCTTTTAGAATCATTCTAAACTAGCTACACCATTCGGCATCAGAGCTGAGCTGCGATCCACGACCCTGAAGTTTATAGCTGCACGGATCCAGCTGCAAGTCAAACGAGACGAGAATCTAGAAAACATGGGACAAACCGAGAATCAGAAGACCTGTGGTTACCAGGATCCCAGTGGGCCAGAGTAGAAGTAACAAAACATACAGGCCAATGATTAACGACACGAGGTTACCAGCTCCTGCAGCGTGCTCCTGATGCTACTCTTCATCACCGTCCTCCCTAACGACACTGTCCTTCCACGAGAATCCATTCGCAATGCACCTGGCACCGGTTCCGCCAGTCAAAGCATACGTCTTTCCTGCTTCAGGTTTATCCTTCTGTACGGCATCCTCCGGGGACCAGCCACCCGGTGGCGTGTTCTCCTTGTTAATTTTTTTTATTAGCTGCTTGAGCGGCATCTTCTTCTTAGGCTTTTCCGTTACTATGTATTCACATCCATAGTAATCATTCATTTGTTGAATCATTTTCTTACTTAGTGGCATTGGTTCTCCTTTGTTAGTTAGCAGCTCACCCCACCCTTTCGTTTGTTACATAGGCTACTTGTTGATGTGCCAGCGTGATGAGCTAACCCTTATATAAGATACGATGGGATACCTGTCAACCCTTTATTTTTTTTAATCTCTCTTCAAAAGACCATTTTTTTTCTTCAGGAAGTTCCGTAATTATTTGAGCTACCAGCGTGGTGAGCTCCCGAACCTGAGTCTGCAGTCCGTCTAGTTTCTTGTTGTATGTACGAGATCTGTTCTCGCCTCGAACGAGATCCAGTGCATCGAAATCATGTGCCATATCTTCTCCTTAGTTGGGCTGACCATACGACATCGTGGGATATCTGTCAACCACAAATTTCCAGCGACCCCCCTGAAGCGTAACCTTCACCAACTAAGCTGCATGGTTAACTTAAACGAGATTTGTCAGGAACGAGAACGAGATCCAGAACGAGCTTCCAGCATCACGCTGCACAGGCTCCCGCTGAAGGAACCAGCACCGGGCCGTTATTACTTATAAACGAGAACGAGAACGAGAAACGAGGGTACGAGCTTACGCTTCAGGATCCAGCTGCACCAGCTCCTGAAGACTGGCCTGAACCTCCGGCCATTTAACAGGGAACGAGAACGAGAAACGAGGTTTCAGTAACCGAGGTTCGGTAAAACCGGACACAGGACACCTGTACAGTTTGAGTTTTCTCTCCGAGAGGGCCTCATTGCAGATAATAACTATACCACCTGCCTTGACATATTTATTGATCCAAACAACCTGCCACTTATTTAGCTTAGGATAACTGACATAATCTGATTTTAATTCCATCCAAAATACATTGCTAAAACCAACACAATGTATATCTGGAATACCATTGATTGTACTAGATTCTATGCGGGTAAAGAATACATTTTTAATATTCTTTTTTATTCTATTCCACAATAAAGATTCTCTATTTTTAGCTGCCATTTAAAGTCAAGAATTTATCTTTTTGATACTTACAATAACACTATTTGGTATGATTGTAGTGTTACCAATATCTTCAATCTCTCCCTTATCATTTGAATTATAATCGCCAAATATTCTAGTCACGCCTTTGGCTTGACTTAATAGATGTCCATTCGTAACACAAGTTGCTAGCTTAGCTTTTTTTAATGAGTCAAAATTTTGCCAACCAGAATCACTAACGATGTCATTCCATGTTACAGAAACCATAGGGTATCTATCTTTCCAATGTTTTGCTTTTTTATTAATATTTATTTTTCGTTTCAACATTTACAATACCTACTGAAGTGTTAAGTGTTGAGTTATGGATCTCGTTAAAAGCCTTGAGCCAGACAGACCAACTAGCTTTCTTCAATTTGTTCTGCTGTGCTTTCGACAACCTCGATGGTCTTTGCGTTATACCCATCGATTTTGTTTGAAAGTTCCTTGAGTTTACTTTCAAGTTCTTCACGCGACATGCCCTCCAACCCGGTTACTTTAACTTCTTTTCTATCAACATACTGCCCTGCTAATTGGCCAGATCTATATTCAGCATTAATAGCAGCAGCATATTGTTTATCACTCTCTGCACTCAATGCAATTCTTTCAAGTCTTTTGTAACGCCTAAGGTTATCACCCTCGTACTTCGCACATTCTTCTTTGTAAATTTTGTCCATGTATCTAACAACATGTGGATTAAGTTTTCTATTTGTTAATCTAGATGCTATGACTGAGTAATCATTATCATTCTTACAATCAAATCCTGCTTCTTTAGCAGCATCAGCTTTTGTAATGTTACCCCAGTTCTTAACATACACCTCAATGAATTTCTTTTGCTTTAAGGTCAAGTCGTCTTCAGTTCTGAGTTCTTTCTTTTTCAATCCTCTAGTCATATTTCTACTATATAGATTATTCTAACCTTTTGAAAGTGCAACCTAAAACAACCCAAGGTATCTATTTATGCAATATTATTGTTTAGGTGTCCCTCAGGGACACCATAGGGACACCACAGGGACACCATTAAAATCGTCTAAAAGCATTGGTATAATTGAATAATAGTCATTCGGGGACACCAGGGACACCATATTAGGGTCCGATGTAAAATAAAATAATGAAAGGGTATAATAATCTATATAGTAGAATTTAATAATTGACCACAAATACAGTAAATGCTACAAATAATCATTCAAAAACGCGGCCACCATCATCCTTGCAGATATCCGGTGGCCGTTACCCATTAAAACTTGATCTCTCTGACCGAATACACTAAACTGTTAACTGAGCTTTTTTCATTATTAGCTCTCTTAGGTTAGTTACCCTGCCAGTTTATTATTCTTTTTTTCTTGGCAGGGTTAACCTGTCAATACCACGCTTAATAATTCTTCTCGATTCTTTGTCATTAGCAGCTCTATATTTTCTGTATTTATCTCGATACTCCATCCACATTAATTCTGTTTTATTAAATGTAATAGTTTTCTCTTGTCTTAATTTTAAAAATCTTTCTCTTACAAAGGTAGGGTCCAAATCAGCGTACCAACAAATTTTATCAAAATCTGCGTCACCATTTTTAAACCAATTATAACTATCTTCCTTATTATAAGCGTCTACCTTACTCGATGTACTAAAGGCACAGTCTTCAAACGCCTGTACAATGATAGCTTGGAACAAGCGTTGCTCTGCATGTTTAACATTTAATATAGCGTGTGCCATATCAATGCCCAAAATTTTTAACAAGGTCGGTGAGTAATTCACGATATTGCCGCTGCTCCTTTTTAGGATGCCTCATGGCCATGAGTTCCGTGTAATCATCCAGAACACCATTAATGAATCGCATTTTACCTACACCATCTAATGAATCCAGGATCCTATAATGATAGTCAATTAAAGCGTCTATAGTTAGATCATCGTCCATAATTACGCGACCGCAGAGTGGGAAAGATATCGATATGGAAAAAACTCTACGGTCACGCATCTTTATTGTAGACCAGTTTTATGCCTTTAGCCTTAGCTGCAGCTTTTCTACCTGATCTCCAACACTCCTCAATTATCTCAAGGAATGAAAGACTGAAATTTCCTAAACCAAAATCATTTCCACAATACAACTGAAACATAAGACTAGTCATTTGATTATATGTCTTCTTGTCTGGACATATAATAACCAATTTTGTTAATGCTTCTCTTAAAGCATCTTCACTAGCTTTATTTTTCTTTTTAGCCACAATTCTCCTAATTAATTTAAAAAAATTTGTGCTCGTTGTTCTATGAAAATAAAGTGTTTTTGAAAGCCCCACTTTTTCATTTAGGCTTAGGAATACGTTATATTGTTATTATAAAATTTGTGACCTTATTGCAACATAAAAAAAAGGCCCAGTCTCCCGGGCCTTTTGCGTAATTAGATTAAGGGTTAACCGTCTGCAGCTCTCAACCTAATTACTATTTACCGTTCAGCAGGACGCGTCCCTGCTTAAGTAAAATCTCTCTCATCTGTGAAACAGATTTGCCTTCTTTCTTGGCAATTTTACGAATCTCTTCATCAACTAGTTTAGCTATCATATTTCCAGGTCTTCTGAAACCCTCTTTACCCATAGCCCTAATTATACAATAGGATTCAATATCAACTGCACAAGACTTCCATTTATTTATGTCCATTATGCTGCCTCTCGTTTGTCAAAGTCTCTATCCAAAGCAAATTTAAGTAGATCAATTTTTTTATCTCTAGTTAATCCACCATTATAAACTTTATCAAACTGTTCTATGTAATCTGAGCTAGATGTTACAGGTAACAACTTACCAGCTTTTGATTTCATAGCAGCCTTAAGTCTTTCGAATGAAAACCTAGGGTGTTTGACCATAATTAAATATGCTCTAATTAATTGTCGTTTAAGTTTTTTGCCATTTGGATCTATTTGATTTCCAATATAAGTTAACTCTTTAGCAATCTTATCAAACTTTGTGATATTACCTGCAGCAATCTTCCAACTTCCAAGTTTAAACTCTTCAGTTAGATCTCTTGCAACAGTTGCTTTGCCAGAAAGTAACGCCAGTGTCTCTGCAACAGGCATTTTATATTCATCCATTTTAGATCGACAGATTTTGTAATCTTGTCTGTTACGATCGCAATGAAATTTTAAGAAGTTATCTAAGTTCCAGTTCCGTTTTCCGGTATTCATTCTCGCAGTATCTAAAGCATCTTCAGACTCTGAGATAATAAAATATACTTCTAAGCCTAAATCTTTTCTAGCTTGTAAAGTATGTTGTCCATCTATAACTTCGTATTTTTTATTTACGATAATAGGTTGCTGCGTATCCTTATCAGCAATCAATCTTTTAATTCTCTCTACATGAGTAGAATCAACTTCTCTATTACCTTTTGATTTTCTAAACATCGAATAATCTTTCGTTGAATAGAATTTATTTTTTATTTCCTTAGTGCTCATATTTATTTTCCTTTGGTTAGTATATGATTGTGTAAAGCAGTGCACCAACTAAAATTAAAAATATTTTAGGTGGTATGACCAACAAACAAATTAACAAACAAAATTTATAAAATTGATTTATCATTATCGTCTATCGCTCCTTGTATGTGGCTGTAAAGTAAATCCATCGCGACCTGCTCATTAATCGGATAGATAGGATGCTCTTCAAAGTTCATAGAACACTGCTGCAACCTACGCATCTGTTCTTGGAAATGGGAGTCTGCATATTCTAATACTTCTCCATTCACATTATTGACTTGAGTCTTGTCTAAGACATCATCAACTTCTTTTATCCATGTAGCAAAATGGTCACTACTGGTTTTCAACTTAAGTGTTTTCATGTATACTCTCTTGGTTAGTTTTTTTCATTGCATTAATATAGTTATTTTGATATTAAATGCAAGGATTAAATAAGATAGGATAATATAAGAATATGACTAAATTTTATATCGTATTATACATGTGCAGTATGCTAAGTGGGCAATGTCCCTCTTATCATTACCCTGGCCATTCATTCCCATCTCACACTGAATGTGTAGAATTTGGCTACAGAATAGCTTATGGCACATTTAAAAATTTGTACGATTTGGAAGAGTATGACAAAGAATTTATTGAAAATAGTAAAATTGTTGTAAAATTTCAATGTGAAGAAATTAAAGTTCCTAAAGAAAACCCAATAATACCGCCAAAAAAGCCTAAGATAACCACATAGTTGCATTTCTGTCACTTTTTGATATATAATACCACATGAAGCTATATCGCGTCCAAGCAAAATATAAAAATATATATATAGATGAGATGCTTGAGGCTGAGAACGATAAGGCCGTCCTTGAGGATTTTAAAAATAAGGTTGCCTCAGGAGATGTAACAGAAAAAGAAGGTGCTGGCTTTGAAAATCCTGACATTCTTTTTTTAACCTTTGAAGAGGTAGACCGAGATGCTACAAAAGTTAATATCGGAGAAACTTCAGTTGGAGTCCAAATGGGCAACACAAGCGTTATCTCAGGGCAGAGTAACACCTGATATGAAGTGGATCGATATAAAAATCAAAGATCTTAGAGTTAAGATCAATGATCAAAGTGTTAAAGACGCACAAATAGGTCTTTTAGATATTGCTAGTTAAATAACTAGCTTTTTTATTTTTTTCAATTATTCTGTAGGCCATCTATGTCTCTAAAAAAAGATTGCTTCTTGTATGATGTGCCGCAACACGAAAAACATAAAACAGAAATAATTAATTTAATAAAACAAATACCAAAAAATTCTTATAATAATATTACTCACACAGATTGGAATTTACCACCAACACTACACAGAGCTTGGTACGATTATTTTGTAAAAAATATTTTTATATCTTGGCAAGATAAATTTTCTGACGATACAAATTCAAATGTACATTTACACAATGCTTGGTTTCAATGGTATGAAAAAAATGATTTTCATCCATGGCATACACATGAACAAACACACTTTACAAATATTTATTATTTAAGTTTACCCAACAAAGAAATTAGAACAAAAGTAAAAACACTAGAAGAAGAAAAAAATTTTGATTTACATGAAGGACAGATCCTTTCCATACCTGCGTATTGGAAACATAAGTCACCTCCCAATACCTGTGATGAACCTAAAATAATTATTTCTTTCAATATAGAATTAAATTGTTAAAAAGCATTCAGTGTCGCAGCTAGAATAAAACCCCTGACACAAGCAGTCGTCTACTATTCAATAAAATAAATTTTCTAAAAAACGGGCATGTTATAATTAGGTATATAAAAATAAAAGGAGAATAAAATGTGGTATCACCCAAACTATTATAAAGAGCTTAGAAAAATCCGCGAGCTCGAAAAAAAGAAGGAGGAGGAGAACAAGAAGGACAAGGAATCCGAGTCTGACTCCCAAGATAAATCGGAATAGTTTTTAGGTCCTTGCACTTAGTGCAGGGACTACTATTCTTTAGCTTCTCCCCAGGATCGTCCGAGTGCAATATCAACTTTGGAAGGAACCTTGAGATGTTCGATTGCTCCCTCCATGATTTGTTTGACATCGTTGATATCTTTCTCTTCATTAATTGAAAAACATAACTCATCATGTATTTGTAGTAAAGGTTTATATCCTGCTTTAAAACATTCTATCATAGCTTGTTTTGTTTGATCTGCTGCAGATCCCTGTATTAATCTATTCAATGCTTTATAAGTAAATGCTCTTCTTACGTTATTTCCATAATGAGCTTTAGCAGCCTCGTAATCCATTGCCTTGTTCATTCCGAAGGTAGCAGGCTCCCACATGTCAAATCGGCATTTACGACCCATTATAGTCCGAATAAAGCCATACTTTGAGGCACTATTAGACACCTCAGTAGCTAATTTCTTAACAAAAGGAACTCTGGTGTTATAAGTTTGCAGCAATATTTCAGCAGCGTCCTTATTTATACCTAATTCCCTAGCTAATTTGGCTTTACCCATACCGTAGAATAACCCAAGGTTAATTGTTTTTGCGTGTGTCCTAGATATACCCGCCATATCTGCAACTATTTGGTGAAAGTCAGCAGACTCATTTTGATAAGCTTCAATGAATTCATCTGCACCAGTAAACTTTTCATTTACTGATGCAGCATAGTGTGCAACTAACCTAGGCTCTTGTTGTGAGTAATCGAAACTACCCCATTGTCTACCTTCTTCAGGTAAAAACAAACTTCTAATCTTATCTCCCATTTCTTTATTTCTTGCTGGAATTTGCTGGAGGTTTGGGTTTGAATATGATAATCGTCCAGAAACTGTACCACCTTGGTCAGAACGTAATTGATTAATTTCTGAATGTATTCTGCCCTTATGTGTGTATCTTAAAATGGAGTCTATGAATGTTGAATGGAATTTATTTATTTCTCTTGCTTCTCTTATTAGTTGGGCTATCGGGTTATCACAATTTACTAACCAGTTTTGGGTAAAGCTAGGCTCTTCAGTTTTCGCTGTCCGTGGGTAGTCAACACCTATTCTATCAAACACTTGTGCTACAGATCTTGCAGCCCATATATCTACATCTAATGTAGTCTCTTTTTTAATTTTATATAAAACTTCATTCTCTTTTTTCTTAAATTCTGATTTAAGACTGTGAGCCTTGTCTTCATCAACTCTTATACCTCTTCTTCTAGTATCAATTAAGATAGGCAACAGTTCCATTTCCATGTCCCAAACATCATGTAAATTCTGTTTAGTAATTTCTGATTTGAATCTTTGCCAGAGCTTTAGGGTAAGTGCTGCATCTTGCTCTGCATAGAAGCCTACATAGCCCGCAGGCAGCCTCCACATGTCAGCTTTGGGGTCAATTCCCCATTCTTTAGCTTTCTCATTTAAAAATGTTTCGTTTTTAATTTCACCTAAATAATCTTTTGCACATGCATTAAGACTAAAACTAAATCTGTTCTCATTAATTAATGCAGCAGCAATCATTGTATCTATAATTTTACCATTAATGTTAAAACCATTTACTAACAACCATCCAACATCGTAACTAGCATTATGAAATATTTTTGTAGCTGGAGTATTTAATACATCTTGCATCCAAGCAGTTGTCATGGCGAGATCCATGTTACCACCTGCATCATGAGCTATTGGAAAGTACCATTGTTGATCAAATGCAGCAACAGCAAAACCTACAATGTGGCCATCAAAGGTTGCCCAACCAGATCCTTTTGTTTTTAAGTTTGGATCTTTAGTCTCTAAGTCGATTGCAATTTCTTTAGCTTGAGATAAATCTGGATATTCAGAGGGACATACCCAATCGCTATCGTTATATATAAAATTAAGTTGATGTGTCATTTATAACTCCGTTACTATCTATAGATATATTTCCTGATATGGATATTCTTACATCATCACTATCAAAAAATGGATACACTGTGTGAGGTAATTTTGCAGGAAAAAATATTATTTTACCTTCATCTTCTTTTGTTAAATTAATTGCATATTGCTCTATGTTTCCTATTATATTTGTGTAACAAAACTCAAATTTAGATTCTATCGGTATTTTTAACCACAAACTATAACTAAAAAGGCCATCGTGTATATGATTAGGGACATATTCTCCTTTTCTTTGAAAATTAAACCAAGGGTAATCAAGATTAAAATTAAGATCTTTTGTTAGCAATCTTATATTTTTAAGTTGGGGAAAATTTTTATCATATTCAAGAAAAAGTGTTTTAATGTATTCAAAAAATTCTTCTTTTGTATTTACAAGATATTTGTGCTTTGCAACACCTTTATCTGTACAACCAGATACTAAATCTGGATTCTTTAATTCGGCATAATCACTTTCAGATAATAATTTATTAAACAATTTTTTTGGTACTGTGTCTCTTAAAATACCAAAATTAGGCAAATTTTTTATTTCCATATTTCTTCGTTATTCCAATAAATTAATAGTAAAACAATTAAACTAAATATTAATAATATCAATGAAATAGAGATAATCCATTTCATTTTTTCTTAGCATCTTTCATTCTTTTTATTTCTAATTGACAATAGTGTATTATCTTTTCTAAGTCTTCAACTTTGTTTTTAAATAAATATCTACAAACATATTTCACGACATTGCCTTGAAAGAAAGAAAGTTTATTTTTTGATATAAATTCATAAGGTTGAATCTCAAAAAATTTATAGTGAGATCCCCCAATTTGCTTATCTTGCGGAAATGCATCATCAAACATATCTTTATCACTCATAGTCCAAACCCTTTCAATATTCCTAGCTTTTCTTCAGCGTTAGCAATTTTTTCTATCAACTTATCTACTTCATCAATATGCTGCGGATGTTCTCCTATTCCAACAGGCTTTTCTAGATATATTTTTATAGTCGCTTCAGCTTCTGATATCTGTGCAGTATATCTGTCTTCTAAAGCATCTAGTATTACTTTTCTAAACATTACCCCTCCATTATTTTTAGTTGCGTTAAATTTGATCCGATCGTGCCTTTTACAAATACATTAAAAGATAAACTTATTCTAAGATAATCCTGTGTATGATTCTTAACACAGTGTTTTAAGTTTGAAGGAAACAATAGCAGCTTACCTGTGGTCACAGGTATTGTCCAATGTGTTGAATTATACATATTAAAATCTTTAATCTCTGAAAATGTTATTGCGTGATCATCTATCATAAACTCTATTGAGTCATTATCAATATTACTATCTATGTAAAATACTCCTGAGATGTATGAGTTAGGATGACTATGCACATGATGAAATGTATTTTTATTATTATAGTAAAGTAATTATTTATATGCTCAAGAAAAAAACCATGTAATTCCTCCAGCTCCTTACTTTCTAATATGTTATTATTAAAAGACATGTAATTGCCGCCACGATTTTTTACAACATTTCCAGTTTGTTGTGCCACAAAAACATTTTCTTGTTCTGTAAGATTTCTATCTAACATTGCACTATACAATGGTATTGAAAATAGTGGTTCAATCTTATGCATAATTTGCTTCATAAAGTTTAAAATATTTTCCTAATGGAAAGTTATATTGATGGTAAGTTCCTAATAAATGAAGTGATCCTTTAGATCTTGTAGCACCTGTATACCACACTCTAAGTTCTTTTATTTTTTCAGATAAATTTTTCTTTTCGTAGTGTGAAGGAAAATTACATTTACTGGCCAAGACAACATTATCTGCCTCACCGCCCTTAACTTGATGTATCGTATCAATAATAATTTTTGGTGGTTGTGATAAATCTACACCTTCTCTCATAAGTTTTTTAAAATACTGCTTATCTTTGTCCTTAAATTTTCTTTTAAATGCTTGTTCCCATGGTTCTTTTTGATCTCGCATACCACACCTTAAATGTAATTCATCAAAAGTAAACACTTGATTTGGATGTGCAAAGCTCCATTTTTTACTTTCAGATGACCGGTATCCGTGGTCTATGTTTAATAAATACTCATACATGACTGTAGCTTCTTCTCTAGTTATAGATCCACCCTCACAAATCTTCTTCCAATTTTCTATTGCAGCAAATTGATTCGGCTCAAATGATTTATTACCTTTTACATCTTGATAATATAAGGATAGGTTACGAGCTTCTGTTTGTAATTCTTTTTTAACATCATTGATTCTTGCTAACACCATCCAACTACCTTCCATGTCCCAAGGTACTTTCTTTAATCCATTCCATCTATGTATAGAGCCCTCTTTACCATTAGAATAAAATTCTTTTTGTACTCTATTGTTACCCATAGAATTTAAAATACACTTAGAAAAAAAATGTACATTCTTATTTAATCTTACAGATTTTTTTAACACCAAACTTCTACCAGGAAAGGTTTGAAAATGTTCTACATCTGCACCATTCCATTCATAAATAGCTTGGTCATCATCTCCTGCAATGTAAACTCTATGTACAGCCTTAGCTAATTTTACAACTAAATCCCATTGTAAAGGTGTTAAGTCTTGAGCTTCATCAACCATCAATACTTTAAACGGTATGGACAAACCCTCATCAATAAATTTTTGTACCATGTCAGTAAAATCCAATCTATCCGGTGTCCGTTGTCCGTTCTCTAACTCCATAGTTTTAAATTCTTCATACCCTGCAATAATAGATTTAAATTGCTGCAACCTCACAGCTTTTCTTGGCTGTTGTTTATATAACCAAACAGGATCTACCTTCATGTTTCTTGCCCTGTCATATATTTGTAAGGACCAATTGTTATAAACTTTAGCATCATCATGGCCTTCTTTGTAATTTACTTTTATTGTTCCGTACTGAGTATGAAACATAAGCATATCTACTTTAGGATCTAATACAGGAATCTCTGAGAATTGTTGTCTAGCTAAACTATGTAAGGTTCTAAAAAATTTAAAATCATCTTCATCATACTCTTTAAATCTTTTTCTAACTCTAGCTACACATTCATCTACTGCTTTGTTGGTGAACGATATGTAACAGATCTCATCAGGTGAGTATCCTTGTTTTAAATATCGCTGCACTCGTTTCAATAAATTTTCAGTCTTACCTGTACCAGGAGGACCAAATATTTTAATTGTCTTCCCATGAAGCTTTTGCTTTAACGAATTTGACATCTTTATTTTTGTGTTCTATTTGGTTAGGTAATTCTACCACCCAATGTCTGCTACTTATACCCTGGAATTTCTTTTTAGGTGTAGCACCACCGGATTCTAAAAATTTTGTGCAATCTTTTTCAGACCAATTATAGCCCATTTTCTTAATAAATTGCCTAAATGTTTCTAATTTAAATCTCATTTCGGCCTCATCTTTCCAAATGTTACCATTATCTATTTGATCAAATTCTGTTGTGTCCTCAACATCTTCTAAAAATCTTGTCATTCTAGAATTAAATACATCCATCTTTTCTTCAATTGCATCAAACCCTTCCATGTCTTGTTTGTTACTTACTAATTCTTCAAGCCAATCTCTATAAGGATCTGGATCTCTCTTGCTTGGTTTTAAAGTTCTCCAAACTATGTCATAGTTAAGTAGCTGCTCACCCAAAAGTTGCTGCTGATATAATTGTTTTGTTGATAGTCTAATTGATTTACCTTGAATAGGTAAAATCCAATAAGGTTCTGGATATGAATTAACTTTAATTAATTTACCGACTTCGGGTAACGCTTCATTAGCTCCAATCCCAAACTTACGCTTAATGCAAGTAGATGATACGCAGTGCATTCTAGCGATTGACGTTTTACATTTGTACGCATATTCTTTATTTTCTACACCTTTAAAAATATTTTGCAATTCTTTTGGATGTAAAGATTCTGAACAAACATTTGTCATCATAGATCTAGTCCAATCTTCGTACATCACTGGATCTGGATTAATTTTTTTTGCTAATACTGCAACATTAAACATTGCATCATTTCTACCCTCACCTTTTTGTACTTTATTTTTCATAAAATTAACTACACAAGGTGGGTAATCTTTTGTTTCGTCATCTTCTAAAATCTTTAATTTGTTAAAATCAGCAGGAGTTAATCTGTATTGTTCTACAAATTTAAATAAATTATCTATCTTGATTGAGTTACCATCATTATCCATAGCAACTCTTGTAGACAAATGTGCTTTTTGATAGGGAAGGTTTACAAAATTACCTTTTCTTTTTGCATTCCAATCTTCAGGAGTTAAATCAACTTCATCCTGTGCAGGATATATATCAGTTGTTGTATCGTTAACACCAAGATCAGATGCTATCTCAATTAATTTTTTTCTCATCGAAGATGCTGCAACAACACCTTTGATAAATAAAATTAAATGGAGTCCGTTGGATTTTGATCGGAACGGGACGAGCGGGTACTTCCTTTTCCGTATAATTCGTATAACTTCTTGATGTTGTATATTGTAGCGATCAACATCGATGACCCCCCAACTGCATGTATTATTATCTCTGATAGGGACAGACCCATAGTATTTTTCTCCTTTTAAATGTTGTAGCCAATCCTCTCTGAGCATTGGTCTAGGTTCAACCCAGTGTTTGAATTCTTGTTTACCGTCCTTACCTCGAGTCTGACCTAGGGGTTTAGAAGCACCAAAATATGTAGATGAGCCCTGGAAGAGTTGTACAAACTCTTCCAAGGTGTTGTCAAGTATGTCCATAGATTAGAATGGAGTTTTTTCTGAACTCTCTTCGTTACCATGTTTGACTTTTACAGATCCTTTTTTACACGTCTCATAGAATCCGTGTGCTGCTTCAAGAATAACATTGTCGGTCACTTGGCCAACATGTTCTATTTCCCAGCCATACCATGAGCCTAACTGATTTTTTTCTAAAACAGTTCTCATTTTGTATTGCTGCGTGAAGGGTGCAGGTTTAAAGAAACCTTTACCATCAGCTCTTTTTTGTCTTAAAGACATCATCATTGAGTTCCACTTCTTTGATTTTTTTCTCTGAGTGGACTTCATGGTTACAAGTGCAGTAGATTGAGAAGCCTCCTCACATATTAAAATATAGTGAGATGCTGTCTCCTCAACATAGTTACCGTTTTCGAGTCTATCTTTACCACCATCATCTCTAGTAGTTTTAGACATGATATCTGATGAAGCTGGATAGACATTTACTGGTGCAACTGCACCTTGATCTCTATCCTTCCATTCGATGTACTCTAACTTGTAGTAACAAGGAATAACAATAATACCATTTTTACCATCATAAAGTTGATTGGTTACAGTATTATAAATCATACCCGGTCTTGCAGCTTCTATGAACTGACTATCACCTTGTGTTACTTGTGGTGACAATTGTCCAAGAACTTTTAAGAATGGTAATGCAACACTTTTAGCATCTACATTATCAAACCCCTCATCAGCAAAATTTTCTATATTTATTGCTGCTACAGGTGCCTCCTTTTTAACTGCCACTTGATTGTTGTCTTTTCGTTGTCCGTTTTTCTCTATCATCTATTTCTCCTTATTAGTGATTTTAGTCTTATTTGCTATATATACTCCAAACATGTCGAAGGGTAATTCCTTACCATTTTCGACTTGATCCCTTACGAATGCTTTTAAGGTCATTGGCTCAACTTTTTGTTTTTGATTATAGTTGAATCCAAATTTCTCACAAACACTTATGAGTTCTGATACTTGGTTGTCCTGGCCTTTGTCGAATGCAGTAGTAATAGTATTTTTTATTAGATCTTCATGACCATTACTTCTTAACCAACTGAAAGCCTCTTCAACTCTAGACTCAGGAATCTTAGCTGCATAAAAAGGTTTTACTTCTACAGTAGAACCATCATGTAACTTAAGCAAAGATACTCCTGCTTCTTGCATCATTTCAGGTATTATCCTTTCCTCAAAATCTTTAGCTTTAGATTTGAGTAAAGAAATTTTTTCTTCTTCTTGTTCTATTTGGGAACGTACTTCTTGTAATTGGTGACATTTTTCAGTGATAGATTTAACACTATCCTTATCAATGTCGATATTAGACATTTTTTCGATATCCATAATTCCTCCTTATCGCCTTATAAATATCTATTTGACGATTGCAACAAAAAAATATAAAAAGATTTTGATGTGGAAATACCCCTATAAGACTCAGCCCTATGAGCACCAAAGATTAGCTTTAAAAGAATCAGCTGATAAAACAGAATACGCATATTTTATGGAGATGGGTACAGGTAAAACTAAAGTAACCATTGATAATATAGCATGGTTGTATATGCAGAGAAAAATTACTGCATGTTTAATAATTGCACCAAAAACAGTTTATACAAATTGGGAATCAGAAATAGAAATACATCTTCCAGATGTAATTAAATATACAACTTATAAATGGAATTTAGATAAACCTAAACAATTATATAAATTAAACGAATCAAAAGATTTAAAAATATTTTTAATTAATATAGAAGCTCTATCAACTAAAAGAGGTCTTGAAGGTTGTGCTGAATATTTACGAGCTAATAAATTAAATATGGTAGTGCTGGATGAATCAACGACCATAAAAAATAGAACAGCAAAAAGAACAAAAAACATATTGAAGCTACGAACACTATCCGCCATAAGGCGTATACTAACAGGATCGCCAATAACAAAATCTCCATTGGATCTATATACACAATGTCAGTTCTTAAATCCAGAACTTTTAGGCTTTAGTAGTTATTTAACCTTTAGAAACAGGTATGCAGAAATGGCTGATATTCCAGTAGGTTCTAACAGATGGATATCCATACCAAAATATTACAAAAATTTAGAAGAACTTGAAACTAAACTTAAATTATTTTCATCTCGTGTAAGAAAAGATGAGTGTTTAGACCTTATACCTAAGGTAAGACAAAAGAGAAGTATTGAATTAGACGGTGATGCTAAGAAAATTTATGACAAATTAAGAATAAATGCACTAGCAATCATAGGAGATAGCACAGTATCTTTTAGTAATAAATTGACAGAAATTGTTAAGTTACACCAAGTGTGTAATGGTTTTACCAAAAATGATGATGGTGAGATAATGCAGCTACACAACCAGAAGTTAAAAGCTTTAGAAGAAATTTTAGAGGAGACAGATGGTAAGGTAATTATCTGGGCAAATTATATTTATAATATTCATGAGATTAAAAAATTTCTAATTGAAAAATATGGAAAAGAATCTACAGTATGTATTTATGGAGAAGTTGGCGTTGAAGATAGAAAAGATGCTGTACATCGTATACAAAACGATGACAGTTGCCGTTTCCTTGTTGCTAATCCTACTACTGGGGGCTTTGGTCTTACTCTTACCGCTTGTAATACTGTTATCTATTATTCTAACTCATACAACCTAGAAGTTCGTATGCAGTCTGAAGATCGTGCACATCGTCTTGGCCAAAAAGGAACTGTAGTTTATATCGATATAGTTACTCGTGGTACACTTGATGAAGCAATTATGAAATCACTAACCAACAAAGGGAGAATAGCTGCTAAAGCTCTTGGGGAAGAAGAACTTAAGAGTTGGCTTTTATAATGGAAACAATAATAATTATTGAATTAGCTTTACTTGCTATAGGCTTTTACTTAACTCAGTAAATTTTTCACATCTTTCAAGAAACTTTTCGCCATATTCTTTTAAATCTGGCTCTTGAAGTTTAAATTCTTGATATTGAAGATCTCGGGTACATATTGATATTACTCCTTGTTCTATAGGTCCGTAGTTATCAGTATGAGCTAAATAATATGCTCCTAGTTGAAGTTTATAATCTTCAACCCATTCTTCTCGTTTAGGTCTGTTTGACTGTTTCCAGTCAACTATACTTGGTTTTCCGTAAGCTATTGCAGTTAAATCACAAGTGCCTGCAAATTTATTAGCATACTGTAAACTTATTTCGTTTCCCCAGATTTCATCTAATTTAATATTGTTTAAAATAGTTTTTGCCATCATTCTAGGTTTCTTACCTTCGTCTCCATCATTGTAATAGCCTTGACCATTTAATGCATACTCAATGACTAGGTGCATTTCAGTTCCAATAGATGAAGCTTGTTGCATAATTCTATCAGCTTCTTTATCTCCAACCTTACGTCTCCAGTTATCTAGGAAGCGTTTATCTTTAGTTGCTGAAAGAATTGTTGTTACACTAGGTACTTTTACATTATCTACTAAATATTTACGACCTGTTGTATCTGAGAATCTGTTGTAATGTTTGTAAGGGTATTTCTTTACCAACTTCATAAGAAGTTAATACTACATATGGTTAGAAAGTACAGCTAAAAGTATAGCACCCAGTCCACAGATAATAAATTTTTCCATTCTAGCTATTCGTGCTTCCATTCTATCTATTCTTTCAAATGTTTGTTTCTGCATGTATCTGCAAATTCTTTCATGATGTTCTATCTTTTGCAGTGCAGATTTTTTAGCCATTATCCCCTCTGCCTTCTTGCAGCTATTTGTGCACTTAGTGGATCGTTAGGAAATAAAGCTGTCACCTGTTGCGGTGTCACTTGTCCGGTAGCCGGTGTTGGTGTTGCAGGTAAAGAGTTATTGACTGCTTGATTAGGGTCAACTAATTCATCTTCAATACCTTCTGTTATATTAGCTCGCGTAGCTTCTTCATCTCTTGCTTGTTCATCAATTTCTACTTCTTCTCTATTTCTTACTGTGCTTGCAAGATAATCCACCATTTGGTTATCTGTTTCTGTGCTTCCAGATGAGCCTACAAAATCTTCAGCAAACATATTTTCTATTGTTTCTTTAGGTAATGTTTTATCATCATATCTTGGTTGTTCTATCTTAAAACTTTGTCCAAGTAATTCATTTTGTATTTCTTTTGGATCTACAGTTTTAGGATTTACTTTTGGTAAATCTTCATCTTCATCGCTTAAATAATTCATTAATCTAGCAAAGGCTTCTCTTTTTTGTGTAAGTCCTGCTGCAGTTAATTTACTATTTACACTTCTAATTTTAAAGTTGTTATCAAAACCAATCTTCTTACCTTTTAAACCTTTTAATAATTCTTCAGGTAACAGTGCATCATTCATATATCTTATCGCAGTTGGGTCAGTTAACATTCTTCCTGCTCGTCTAGCTAACAATAAAAATATTGCTGGTGCAAATGGATTAACTGTAAACATACCTGCTCCCACAAACATACCACCAGCTACAGATCCAAATGACCCGAGTGTCATTCTTCTCTGTAGGAAGGTAGATGTATCAGATAAAGGTATATCTGAAATCGCTTTCATATAATTTGTAAATTTATAAAACTCGTTTGTTCCGTCTTGTCCTAGTAGTTTAACCATTTTTTCTCTACCAATATCGGAAGTCGCTTCACCTATACCAAGTTTATTCATAAATTTATTTATATTGAAGTCTGCAAAATCTTTAGGACTAAATCTTATTGATGAAATATCATAGATACCATTATTTAATCTTACATCTGAAATATCAAATTGTCTTGCAGCTTGTAATTCTTCTGTACCTAATCTTCGCATAGCATCTTGTGCATATTCAGTACCAGCTTTGACTCCAGCACTTTGACCAATTACATCCTTAAAGATTGATTGAGCTGCTGGACTACCCGCAGTATCAAAAGAAGATAAGAAAGCATTGAACATATATCTTGATTTAGCTGCATCAAATAATTGTTTTCCGTTTGCTGTAGCTTTTGAACCTGCTGCACCTAATAATACCTTAAACTGTTCAATTGCATCAGGTGAATTAGAAGCAAATACATCTCTTTCCAAAGTTGAAAATACTTGATCTCTTGCCATTCTTTCAGTTCCCAAAATATTGTTTACACCTTTGTTAGTAAACAATGTGCTATCAAATGCTCTTAGTTTTTTAGGCACTCCCATTTTTTGATAGAAGCCCATGATACTTGAGAATGTTGCATTAGCATCATATAATTTAGCATAAAGACCTTCTGCATC